GGCGGCCCAGCCTATAACCCATCTACAAGTAGTTGGACTTATTTTAAAAAATCTTTTGCATCTACTTCTGGTTCTGTTAGTGCTAGTACTACTGGATACTCAAATCCTTTACACGGATACTCGTACGGAATTAACGCCGATCCATCTCATGGTATTTGGTTTGGTAGAAGTCCTGCAGGAGGCAATTCATCTAAGTTTAATTATTCTTCTGATTCTATGTCTAATCCAGGTTGGGTAACACAAAACGGTGAGTATCAATTTTGGGTTAATACTTCCTCTAGTCCTACCCACGGATATCTTCATTCTGGTAGTCCTGGAGGAAGTGGTGGAACAGGAATAGATAAATTTCCTTTTTCAACTGGAGGCAGTCTTGCTAGTGTAGGGGATTTAACTGTCACCCATTATACAGGTAGTGGAACACAATCGGACACACACGGGTATAGTTATGGAGGATATACTCCTACAAACACACAATCTGCAATAGATAAATTTCCTTTTAGTTCAGATACAAATGGTATAGATATAGCAGAACTATCTCCCTCTGATCAACATGCGTACTTATCTGTCGGTGCTGTGGGCAGTGCTACTCATGGTTATTCTTGTGGAGGATCTAACCGTGCCGCTACTACAATATATGGAGATATTATAAAGTTTTCTTTCTCATCAGACTCAAACGGGGTTGATATAGGACAGCTAATAGCAGTTAAGCGAGTAGGATCAGGAACTTCTGTATAGGAGAATATTATGTCAGTTAGAAATTTAGATATTGCTAGTTTAGATACTTCAGGAGCTCAGTACGGAGCTAATTTAACCTATGTAGCATCTAATGCTGCTTTTGAATGGGTTTCGGGTACGTATACGATCGCTCCCTCTTCTGAGCCCTTTCAAGGAGAGATAGCCGGTTATAATACTAATGGTAATAATCCAGCCACAGCACTCATTCAAAAATACTCTTTTACTTCTGATACAGGTAGTACTAATATAGGAAATAGAACAGTTGCTGTATATGGATCAATTGGAACATCTGGTGCAACACATGGCTATACAGCAGGAGGTACTGCTCCAGCACCTGGTACGCTAGATACGGTAGATAAGTTTTCTTTTACTTCAGACTCAAACGCTGTAGATGTGTTTGAATTAACATCAGCTAGAATTTATGGAACAGGGCATGCTTCTACTAGCAATGGCTATATAACTGGGCCTGGTGGCCACCCTTCTATCGGTATTGATAAATTTCCATTTTCTTCAGATACTCCTTCTACAGGCATAGGATTTTTAACACCATCTTCTCCTTTTTACCCTAATAGAGCAGGTGTCTCAAGCGCAACAGATGGTTACTCAGTTCATGCTTTAGTAATGGATAAATTTCCTTTTTCTTCTGATACTAATTCAACTAATATTGGAAGTATGGCTGCTCCTACAACAAGAACACATGGTACGGCCGGACAAAATTCTGATACAAATGGATATGCTTCAGGATTTTTAACTCCTCCTGCTACATATAATAATTATATTAGTAAATTTCCTTTTGCCTCAGATACAAATGCTGTTTCAAATGTCGCAGCATTAACGCAAGCACGTTCTCGAGCAACAGGTACTTCTTCTACAACCAATGGGTATACGGCTGGCGGTTTTACGCCTGGTGCTTCAAATAGAATAGATAAATTCCCCTTTGCTTCAGATTCTCCTGCTAGTACAGTAGGAAATTTGGGAACTGGAACCCAATACGCAGCTTCTCAACAAGTATAAACGGCAGGAGTATAAGCAAAAATGAAATGTAAAAAATGTGAGCACGATTGTCACTGTAATTGGGATGCGTGTGATTGTGGGTGTGATGTGTGTCATTGTGGTCGTACAATTACTGAAGATAATTATCCAAGCGAATTACAAGAAGATTAGGAGGAATCATGCGTAGAAATCAACCAAAAAAAATTGAAGAATATATCGAAATTAGAGTATCTCAACTAAAAGATGATATGAATAAAGCACATGATGATCATGATAAAAACTGGTATAATAGACTTATACAAGAATTAAATTGGGTTAAAAATCAACATCATAATTGTTATATAGAAGAAAATATTTCTTCAGACGCTATTAGATCAAGTATGAATAACTTTTAGTAAAGGAGTAAAAATGAATATTGATAAATTAAGAGAGGAAATTGCAGCAGATGAAGGTGAAGTACATGAAATATATCTCGATCATCTCGGCCTTCCTACTTTTGGCATTGGTCATCTGGTTAGGGACGACGATCCAGAACATGGATGGGAAGTCGGCACAGCCGTCAGTAATGATAGATGTGTTGAAGCCTTCAATGAAGATATCAAAACAGTCGTGTCTGACTGCTACAAACTATACCCAGACTTTGACGATTTGCCAGAAGAAGCTAAAAGAATAATCGCTAACATGATGTTCAACATGGGTCGCCCTCGTTTATCTAAATTTAAGGGAATGAAACGTGGTGTAGACGCTCGTGATTGGAACGCAGCAGCAGATGAAATGGTTGACTCGCGATGGTATCGTCAAGTAACAAATCGTGCTGAACGCTTAGTTAAACGTATGAGGTTGGTATGATCTGGTTAGAAAATTTTTTTATAAGATTATTTAAAATGAAAGAACAACCTAAATACTTAGGAGGTAAAAATGAAGTGGATTAAAAACAGATTATTAGAAAGAACTTCTTGGGACGGAATAGTTCTTATTGTTACAGGAATAGCAATGGTTATAACTCCTGTAACTCTTATCGCTTATGGAATGATTGCTTATGGCGCATGGACTATCTGGAAGAGTGAGTAATGTTTAGACTATATGTGCTAATTTTTATTGTAGCGATACTGGGTGGTGTTGGTTATAGTGCAAAGTACTATTACGATACCACCCAAAACACTATAGCCACATTAAGAGATAATAATGCAAAACTAGAAGTTGCTGTTGATACTGCACAAACCAGTGTAGAAACATTACAAGGCGATATAGTTAAATTAGGTAAGCTAAATAAATCTTTACAACAAGATTTACAAAAAGCTGAACAATATGGAGACGAACTCAGAGCAAAACTATCGAAGTTAGATCTGGTGGTAGAAGCTCTTAAAGGTTCAAAAAGTTTAGAAGGAAAGATGAATGGTGCGACAGCAAATTTGTGGCGTGACTTCATGGGCGATACTGGCGGTAATGCTAAGCGTCCTCTTCCTAACTGGTTGCAGCCGGTTCCAGCCGGAGCCGGAAGTCAAAGTAGTAACCAAAGTGGAGAGAACTCAGATACCAACAGTAGCAGCACCGAAGCCACTAGCTCTCAGTGATACTAGAGTTTTTGTAGTTACAAAAGATAATTATGATGAATTCGTAAAAGAGTTCACTGAAACATATGGTGATCTTGCTTTTGTGGCTCTCAGTATGAAAGATTATGAAAACCTGGCACTAAATATATCAGATATTAAAAGATACTTGGAACAACAAAAACAGATAATCTTATACTATGAGAAAGCTGTAACTGAAAAGGATTAAAAATGAAATATAGTTTAGCTATGTTTGCAACGCTTTTTGTAATGTCACAAGCGGTTGCAGATGATTTTTTACAAATGAGAGAATTTAGAAATAACCTTTGTTATGACGGCGATACTTGTTATGTAATTGCCCCTACACTTCCAGAACCGCTTCAAAAAATGAGTGTCAGAATTTTAGGAATTGATACTCCAGAAATTAGAGCCAAATGTGATGAAGAAAAGAAGTTAGCACTTGAAGCCAGAGCTTTAGCTAATAAACTATTTAGAGAAGCAAAAGATATTGAATTTGCTAACTTAAAATGGGATAAATATGGTGGTCGAGTACTAGTCGATGTTTATCTTGATGGTAAGTTATACAAAGACGAAATTATTAATGCTGGATTAGCTAGGCCTTATGACGGTGGGACTAAAGAAGAATGGTGTAAATAATGATTGCAAAAATGTTTGAAGATACTTTATGGATTTATACTGCTATAGCAGGCTCTCTTTTAGGTGCGGCTTTTTTAGCTTATTTTAAAGATACAAAAGCTGGTTTGTGGTGTTACGCTAAACTTGATATATTTCTTGATTATTTAGTAGAGCGCTATAGTTGGAATTGGTTAAAACAACCTAAAGATGCTTGGAGAAAAAAGTATCCTCATGTAACTAAAAAAATTGATGAGTTAGAAACTAGAATTAGAATACTAGAGAATCAAAAATTAGATAACAAACCCTCAGAAAATAGTTATCAAGATTCAATATAAGAAAGGATTAAAAAATGGCAGAAGATATTAAAGAAGCAGGATTTCACCCTGCAGATTCTAATGGTGATGGCACTGTAAGTAACGAAGAACACGCAATGTACTTAGAATTTAAAAGAAAAGAAATGGAAGATGCCGATGCTCAAAGAGATGCTATGAGAAAAATGACTTGGTTTGCTTTAGCAGGTATGTTATTATACCCAGCTGTTATTTTAGGAACTTCTTTTTTAGGCTATGATAAGGCTGCTAATATTATCGGAGATATTGCACCTACTTATTTTGTGGCAATTTCTGCATTAGTCGCAGCATTTTTTGGTGCTGACGCACTAAAGAAGAAATAGGTGACATATGAGGAATCAAATTATAGAACAAGCAGAGTTTTGCTCAAAACTTTCTGACATAGTATATACAAATGAATCTAAAATTAGAAGCAGGTTTTTGGGATCTGTTGAAGATATCAATAACTTTGTTTTTATTTCCAAAGAAGGAACCCAAGCTGTTTGCTTTACTCAAAGAGGTAATAAATATATTGTTTTCAGAGGTACGGAACCTACCCAGTTTAAGGATATTAAGGCAGATTTAAAAGCATATAAAAGACGTTCTGAAACAACAGGTAGAGTTCACGCAGGTTTTAAAGATGCTTTAGACCTAGTATGGAAAAACATTGAAGGATGGTTAAAAAAACTTCCAACACAAGGACATATTTATGTGTGTGGACATTCTTTGGGAGGAGGTTTAGCTACTCTCGCAGGTTCTAGAATAAAACATAGTATTGTTTATACGTTTGGATCACCTCGTGTAGGTAGTTGGTCTTGGTGTAAAGCACAAACATTTGAACACCATAGGTTTGTAAACAATAACGATGTTGTTACTAAAGTACCTTTTTTCTTGCTAGGATATAAACATTATGGTAATCTACATTATATAAATTATTATGGAAATATAAGAAAATTAACTTACTGGCAAAGAGTTAAAGACCAGTGGAGAGGAAGATATCGTGCTTTACAAAAAATGCAATGGTTTGACGGTATTTTTGACCATAATATTAGTCTTTACCACAGCAAGATAGAAAATGTATTACGTAGCTCTAGTTAAATGCCCGCATTGCGGCACCAATCAAAATACTATTGTAGGGAAGGGGTCATTCTTCCCTACAAATATTTTAAATTGTGAAATGTGTTCTAACTTATTTGAACAACGATCACAGCTTTATAATATTCCTTATCGTTCTGTATTTAATAAAAGTAATAATCATCTTGCTTCTTAGTCTTTGATTTGTTATAATTTCTTATAAACTAAAAGGAGAACCAAATGGCTAAGAAAAAATCAAGAGCGCATCAAGTGTCAAAAGGTGAGCGTAAGTCAACAGCTAGAAAAACAACTTTAGCTATAAAAAATGCTCGTTCTTTGGAATGGAAGATGGAAAACCTAATAAAAAGCTGGTCTAAAGGATTAAATCCTTGGATTACAGTTAATAATCCTAATAAAGAAGAGACTAATAAACGTACGATCCGTATTCGTACTAATGATTATTGGGGTTATCCAAAACCAGCCCAATTAAAAATGAGATTATCGTGAAAATAAATTATAAATATAATGAACCCGCTTTATTAGAAGAGATTAGTGATTATATTGACAATACGTATAATCAACACTATTCGATGAATAATTTTCAAGCTACAGAATTTATTATTGATTCTGGTATGGGAGAAGGCTTTACTCTAGGTAATGTTATGAAATACTCTCAACGTTATGGTAAAAAGGCAGGTAAAAATAGAGCGGATTTATTAAAAATTATTCATTATGGTATATTAGCGTTGCATAATCACGATGTATTAGATAAGGAGAATAGGTAATGAATGTAAGACTAATTAGTTATAGTCAACCTCCAAAAGACTTATATGTGGGCGAAGATATGCAAGAATTAGTAGCATATTGTGCTAGAGTAAGTAATCCTAATAATCAAATGAATAGTGAGACTAGTTCTAAATTAATTAAATATTTAATTAATAATCAACACTGGTCGCCCCTTGAAATGGTAAATGTGTGTTTAGAAATTAATACTACTCGTGATATTGCTCATCAAATTGTGCGTCACCGCTCTTTTTCTTTTCAAGAATTTTCACAGCGTTATGCAGAGCCTAAAGAAATGGGAGAGCAGTTTGTAAGACGTGAAGCCAGACTTCAAGATAGTAAAAACAGACAAAATTCAATAGAAACAGATGATGAAACTTTAAAGAATCAGTGGTTAATCCAACAAGATCATGTTATCGTAGCAGCTAATAAAGCTTATCAGTGGGCTATTGAAAACGGTATAGCTAAAGAACAAGCCCGTGTTGTATTACCTGAAGGTCTTACTAAAACACGTTTGTATATGAATGGTACGCTTCGTAGTTGGATTCATTATATTGATTTACGTGGTGCAAATGGTACACAAAAAGAACATATGGAAATTGCACATGCTTGTTCTAAAGTTATTGTAGAAGTGTTTCCTCTAGCTGAATTTTTATAAACAAGATAAATCTGTCATTTCTAAATGAAAGGGAAATAAATATCTTTTTACTTTAAGAATATCTTTTTCTCCTTCTTCATAAGTAATCCCGTAACATTTAGTTGCGGGATTTTTATATGGTTCACCAATTTTAGGAACTAAGTCTCCATAAAAATAATTAACCATCATATCATTTGAGTTAAAAAAGTATACATCTCTATATTCTTTGTCTAATGCGTGTGTTCTTCCAACCCCAAATTGATTACCTATAGCAGACATATGGGGAAGTTGAGGTATTTCATATTTATACATATCGGCATCGTAAGTTTTTAGTATTCTTTTTTTACTAGTTAAATAATATTTTATTGCATAAAAATCTAATGAATTAAAAAAAGGAATGTTAAACTCTTCTCTTAAGTAATAAGGACATTTTTCACTGAATACTATAATTATTGAATCTTCTTTATATGTAGTATTATTTTTTGGATGATAACTAATCATATCGTGAGAAAAAGTTAAATCTTTAGTTATTTCTTCACTAAAATTTATAAACAATTTATTTTTTAGTTCTAGTATATCTTTTTCATTTGAATTGCTTTTATACACATATTCAACGATATTGTCAGAGTCATATTGAATTTCTACAAACTTATCAGTCATATCCTTGCTCCACGTTTTCTTTTATAAACTTTGCTAGCCTATTAATCCAGAAATATCGAGTCCAATGAACTACTATGCTTACTGGGTTTTTACCGTTCAACACAGCTCCTCCTATTAGTAGTCTGCAATAGTACCATCTTTTATACTTTCTACCAAAACAGTAATTCCAATTTTCTGTTTCTTTTTCAATAATTTCTTCTGGTATCTCTTCTTCTATTTTTGTGAAGTATAATTTATCTTCAATCTTAAACCAGTTTTGAGTTTCATCCATAGTTGGGTCATCCATTATTTCATGATAATCATTAAAAGGATCGTATAGGTTAATGTTAGTCTGTGATTCTTGATAAAAAATTCTATACTGCGGCAGCTTTGCTTTAACAACTTGTTCAGCAAAAGCATCTCTCGATTCTTTAGAACCAAAGCAAACAACAACAAATGATTCTTCCATCCAATCATGCCCTTCGCAAGAAGAACAAGTTAAATACCCTTTTTTATTAAGTATTTCTACTAGAGGCCAAATACCAGGATCTACTTGATATTTAAAATCTTTCATATAAGGAGAGACAGATACACCAACCCAGTTATTACCTGCAACCGTGGCATTAACTCTTCCGTTTTTATGAAGCCAGTTCTTTTTTTCATAATGTTCTTTTCTGTAAAATTCTTTTTTATTCATCTAGGTGTGATTCCTGTAATACATAAATTAAAAGTGTCACTCAATAAAGGAGTTGTTCCGTGCAACCATTCTTTATTTATTTGATCACATATAATTACTAATCCTGTGTAGGGAGTTATTTTTTTAATATCATTTTTTGTTCCATATAAAAAGTCCCTACCTTTCATATCTTTTTCAATATAGTAAATCATAATTTGAACTAACCCACCAAAAGCATTATCTGTATGTAATTCTACATACTCATTTTTATCTGTTTTATACGCTTCAAAAGTTTCTAGCTTATCTAAAAGTTTCTGTAAGTATGGGTCTACTTTTGCATATAATTGTTCGATAAAGAACTCATTAAGATTAGTAGGCATACCTAGTGTAGACCATCCTACTTCTTTCCCTAAATCTTTGTCCTCATTTGGATAAAAAGTTAATGCTTTTAGTTCTGTTTTTATATTTTTAGGTATTATAATACTCTCAAAAGCAAAACCTTTTTTTATTACTTGTTTATAAGTAATCATTTTACCAATATGACTCCTACAAAATTATACGCCTTCCAGAATACTTCATACTTTTTAAATCCTATTTTTTCTACTTCTTGTAAAATAGCGTCCCAAGATCTAATATTCATAGAGGCTCTTAACTCCTTTTCTTTAAACATTATATCATCGTATCTAAAAAATTTAGCTTTATAATCATAGTTAGCAAAAGTAAATACTTCTTGTAACATAGAATCATTAGAATATGTTTTTTCACAAAGTATTAATGCTCCGTTTGGTATTAAAGAATCATATATGTTTTTTAATAATTTTACTCTATCAATAGTAGGTAAAAATTGAAGAGTGAAGGTAGAGATAGCTAAAGAAACATCACTATCAAACTTTAGTTTTCTCACATCTTCAATTTTAAACTCTATGTCTTTTTCTTTCCAGTATGGGGAAAAAGCTGTTTCATTATCTATTCCGATATACGAAACATTATTAGCGTGTGACGCTTTTTTTATTTTCCTTAAAATTTTACCAGTAGAACATCCTAAATCATATACTGTTGTATTATCTTGTATAAAAAATCCAGATACAGTAATAATCATATCTACTAAGTTATTATACGAAATAATACTTTTATTAATATGCTCATCAAAGTTATCGCTATGATCTGAAAAACTAAAACGCATTACTATATCTACTTAATAAATTTATATAACCATTACAACTATTTCTTAAATCTTTTACATGTCTATAATGTTCAGTTAAACAATGTCCTTTCCAATAACAACCGCTACAGATAGTAGAAAGAGTTTTCTTTTCTGTCCAAGCCCATTGTTCAAAACTAGAGTAGTTAGTAAATTCTAAAAAATACTCACTATCTTCTTTGTCAAAAGCTAATACAGCATATTTACCATTTGGAGTAATGTAGATGTGGTCGTCAGAAAAAGCATTATATTCTTTTCTTACACTTCTCTTTATTCTGTTTAGGTTTTGAAATTCAAAGCGTTTTTTTACTGGACTCTCAATCCATTTGATAACAAAGTTTTCAAAATCTTTATGGGTAACAACGTGTTTATTAGCTTGATTAGTACTATAAGGTTTTATTTCTACAGATATAATTGATTTACACATATTTAATTGTTTTATCATAGAATTAATATCTAATTTTAATACTTCTTCAGAAGCAAGAATTAATACGGAAATAGGTTTTGGACTCATCAGCATATTTTGAAATACTAACTTTGATTTTTCTCTTGCGGAAAAATCATATGAGACGGAAAGAGTGATATCATCCTCGAAGAATCTGTCGTCAAGCATAGAAAAATTAGTATTAATATTGATGTAATCATTATAGTGTTTACGTATAACAGACTTGATTTCATAGTAATAGTCTTTCTTGAGCGCTCCAATTTCTCCTCCATATAAGTCTATATGATCTATTTTAGGTATGTTTGATAACAACTTATCTAATTTTTTAGGGTCAATTTTTTTCTGATCTCCAAGTTGTTCAGGAGTTAAATAACAAAAATTACACCTAAAATTACAAAAGTAACTAGGATTTATTGAGACTGAAAACGGTTTATCCACCATCTATAACTAACTCCTTTAATAATTTCATACTCTTTTGGTTCAAATCCAAATTTTTTTAATAACATATCTACTCTTCTGTGACGGCTCAACCCCCAAAGAGGCTTTCCATTTTTTGACTTTACTGCATATTCGCCTAATTTATTAATAGCACCCTTACCTTGATACTTTTTATCTATTAAGATAGTTTCAAGATACTCTCCTCTCTCAATAGATACTACTGTATAATATCCAATAGGTTTATCTTTTAAATATAGTAGATGTACTCTTTGTTCTTTTATTAACTCGATAAAATCATCTTTTTCATCACGTTCTTCTTCTGTCATATTATAGGATAAAGCTATTAGTATTGGTAAGTGGTGTAGTTCACCTTTTTCAACTTTGTACATCAAGAACATCTCCTAATACTCTAATGTCTTGTTCATAATGAATATTGTGCTCTTTTTTTATCTTTGGAGTAATTCTAGTATCCCAAGATATACTTATCCTAGGCAGTTTAGATTGATTAGGTTCTACTTCGTGCCAAACCCATGAGGGAAATAGTATAAATTTACCAAGTTCTGGTTTAATAGTGATGTTGGTTGGGTTTACAGAATGAGTTGGTTTATCAAATGTATCAACATAGTCACCAAATAATCCAGAAAAATCTAGAGTACTATTATTCATCTGTCTACCATACTCATTATATCTAGAAGTATGATTATGTCTTATTTCATCATTTCCAACAGTCATACCTTTTTTAGTTAGCATTTCTAAATCTAGATATCCAAAATCCATCATGTTAGAATTACCTTTTGGATCAACCATTAAAAGATGACTATCATGATCGCTTAACCATATAGTGCCACTTATATGATTGTTAGGATGATTATGAATACCCACATTTTGTCCTTGTGGTAATACATGGGCCCAAGCATAGGATTTTATTTCATAATGGTTAGACTGAAATAAATTATTTTTAATATATTCTTTTGTAGCAGGAACAATATAATTTTTGTATAAATTATCCAAAAGAGGTTCACCGATAGAAAACAGGTTAAATACTTCTGTTTTTTCATCAGGATTATGGTACTTGCTCAGTATATAATTAAATAAATCCTTGGCTAATTGTTTATCTACTGTTCCTAGTAGAACAGGTGTAGGCCATAGTTTTCTATGCGTATACTGATTCATCTATATACTCCGTTAGTTTATCTTCTAGGTTACATATTTCTATTATTTCAGGTGCTAGTTTCTTCATTTTTTTACAGTGCGTCTCTACTAAGTTTAGTCTTTTTATATCGCTGATAGTTTTTTTACAACCATTGCAAATTTTAAACATAGGACAAGTAAAACACGCTTGCTTTAGTGATAATAATTCAATAGAGTTTTGTAGAGGAGTTTCTATTTTCCTCTGATTCATTTCTTTATCAAAATCTATTTCATATTCTTTATCATCTCCAAAAGCTCCACAAGAATAATAGTCACCTCCTGGATTTAAGTTTCTGATATTTGAATCACAATTTCGGTTTTGTGGACAAGTAGTATTAGAAGAAAATCTTTTTAATAACTGAGTAGTATTATACTCCCAATCGGCTAATCCTTGTTTATATATTTTAAGATAGATTTCATATATATCTGCTAAAAGATAAGTATAGTTTTCTAATCCCATTTTAATTCCATTAAGAAATTTAATTTCTGGACCGCTTGCGACAGCATAATTTAGTTTACACACTACTCCCATTTCTTTAGCTAAGAGTACGTTATCTATTGCTCTGTCTTCATTTTCTTTTGTGATTACAGAAATAAAATCAGGTCTATAACCTACAAGATCTAACATTTTATCAGATACTTTCCAAAAATCTTTTTCACTAAATTCTGTAAAATCTCCTTTTAATCTACCTCCTCCATATTGAAAAGAAGTACAAACTCCTACTCTAGGATGCTGAAAAAGAGATAACCATTTAGATGGTTTAGTGTAAAAAGGCCACAAGTTAGTAGTCAAAGATATTGTAGTATCCAAATTATTATCTTCTAAATATTTAATTATTTTCCAATAATAACTAGGTTTCATCATCAAAGGATCCCCACCATTCACAATAATAGTATTAGTGTGTGGAAACCTTTTTAAAAAAGTAAATATTTTTTCGTGTTCCAATTCAACAGATTTAGAATCTGCAATTTTTGTACTAGAACAGAAAGTACACTTAAAATTACAACGCTCTGTTGGTTTAATTATAAGTTCCATCTAACCACTCCCAATAATCTTTAATCCAGCAATGTTCCATAGTACTTTTTTCCGGTAAAATATGGTTTTCTTGAAAGCAACCTAATCCACACCTACTAAAATGGTCACACATTAAGCAGTTAAAGCCCTCTATCCATTTAGCTTCCATTTTATCTCTACTATCATGGGCTAATGCTCTATAATTGCCTCCAACTAGTAAATTACAGTGACCTATTTCTCCATCAGCAGCTATTACTTTTGTTCTTTGACAAGTTAAATTTTTCTTAGTTTCTCCAGATAAATACTTGTTTATTGGTGCTACTTTAGGATAATTAATAGACAGATACTTAAATATGTTTAATAGTTCTACGTCTGTAGGACAGTTTATACTAGCGTTTTTTTCAGGAGTATAATAGTCAAAGTATACATTAAAATGTTCGTACAGATAATCAAAACCTATTATTTCATCAGATAAGAATTTATAAATGTTAGGAGCAGTTAATATTATATTTACCGTAGTGATATACTCTTTGAAGTATTTAACATTACCCATAAACTGTTCAAATTGCTTAGTATTAAAGCGGCCTGCAGGGTCGTAACTAACTGCTAGTTTGATATTCAATCTATCTAGTATTTGTTTTACTCTATCTCTGTTACTCCATACCATATTGGAGGTTATTAGAAATTCACTGTTTTCAAATGATTGCTGACATCTAAGAATTAAATCTTCAATTTTATTCAAAATTTGATTTGAAATCTGATCACTCAAAATCTCTCCGCCCATAAAATGAAATGAAAATTGTTCTTTATTTTGTGAGCGTAAGTCTTCGTAGACGCTTTTTATCGCAAAGTATTTTTCTGGGATAGATTCCACACCCTTAAATGAACTATGATTTTGAGAACAAAAACTACACGCAAGATTACAGTGTTCAAAGAGTGTTACAATAACCTCTCCTAGAGTAGATGCTTTTTTATCTATAACTGTGTTATACATAATCTTCTCTAAAACTGTGGTGATCTTTTAGAGCCCATTCTTTTACTTTTTTAGTGTTTCTCTTTTTTAAGTTTATAAAAGGTTTAAATTTTGTAGTTTTTTCTTCTAAAGAATACTCAGACAACTTATCATAGCGTTTTTCTTTACATAATAAGTAAAAGTATCTCAATAAATAATGTGTAGTTTTATCTTGGTGTTGATATTCTCCTATATTACCCCCAGCATATATAGTATTAATATCTATATCAACTATTTTTCTTAAACTAATATCTCCACTTACAAAAAGCTCCATTAGCTGTTCACTATCAAAAAACCCATTATGCCCGTATTTCATTACTGATTTACGATAAAGTTTAAAGATATTTTTTAAATCATAGTTTTTTAACATATACTCTAGTTCTGGATAAGCTTTTATTTTTTCATCCATAAGCCAGCTATATTCTTCTGGTAAGTTTAAATCTTTATATGTTGCAGATTCATACAATTTTGACCCATAATCAATTCCTTCTATCAAATCTCCTAATTCAAAGAGCTGACACATGACATTCATTTTCCAATAGGTAATTTCGTTTAAAACAGTATCAGCGATTATTGTATATAATTTACTATATAAAATGTCTTTATGTGTATATTTAGTATTAGCTAAATAACTAACTAATTGTAACTCTATTCCTGCACCTTTTATATAAAAATCATCTAAATGATGTTTATTACATTGATTATATATATTTTTAAATTCTTCAACATTTAATAAAGATAATGAGTTCCAAGGCGAGTTTAGATTTACAGAGCCGTTGTCGTGTGCTAAACATGATTTACCATGAAGATAAATATGTTTTTGTAATAATAATTTATAGAAATGATACAAAGACTCGACTGAGTGGTTAGGTAGTATAGATTTTAAATAGGTAGTGAGTACTTTTACATACTCATTTTGTTTAGCAAGAATTACTATTTCAGTATCTTTATTTATATTCTTTAAAGTATTACTAGCAAATAATTTATCAGCATCCGAAAAATAATTCCAAGTATTAGGTATAGGATCATTATACCCTACTAATATTTTAGGTGTTTCCGCATCATAACAAAAATTATAATCTAAATATATTTTATTTACTAGGCAAAACACCAGAAGCAATCCCCGAAACAAAAACTAGTAATGGTACATTATATTTTTCCATCCAACCATATAAGTTAGATTCGTCATAGATATATTCTTCAGCGTAGTGTTTAAAGTATCTTTTTCTACTACCAGAAGTTTCGTATATTTTAAAGATAAAAGGATTGTTAATTAGATTAATTACGTTTTTACCTAAAATTTCAGGATCATCTATTATTTCATAATTTTTTAATTCTTGATTAACAAAATCTTTTAAAGAGTCTACAAAAGACAGTGTTGTAATTGGTAATGATTCTAAAAAATCTGTGGTATTTAGTAACTGTATTCTATGTTCTTCAATAAATTTATCTACATATTCTTCTTTTAACAGCGTAAAAGAGTATAGGTCATCGACTGAACGATTATTGTATTTTAATACGATATATGTCAAAGCTAGTTCAAGTTGTTTACAATTTACTAATAAATTAGTAGTAAAATAGTTACTCAATAAATCATACCTCTCTTCTTGTGAGGTTTTATATAGATTTATTTCAAAATTAATATCTAAATTAGATACATAATTAAGTAGTGTTTTTCCTTTTATATCAGAGTCGTAATACATTATATCAAAAATAATCTCTTCTTCAGAAGAAAAATATTCTTGTAAGTACTCTACATCAATAGGCGCTTTAGTTCTAATTATTCTCATCGTCTTCCCCTTGAACCGTGACAATTACTATGGCAACTTGAGTGACAAGCATCTACAAATACTGTTACTCTATTATTTTTTAATGAATTCCACTGATTATATAAATCTGCTATATAACTTTCAAAATCTGATGCATCTATTAAGTCACCTTCTTCAATGTCATACGTAGCACTATTGTCTGTAACTGTTTGTTTATAAACATCTCCATCATAATGTACATAATCAGTAGTTCTATAAGATATAACTTTGTTTCCGTTACCGCTAGGATAGCCTGTTCTATTAAACCTATATCTGTATGTTGTTATTCTAACTCCACTATAATCACGAGTTAAATTTCTTAAATATGTAGCTAAATCTGCTGCATCTACAATACTGCCTAATCCACTAGTAACAGCGGGTGCTACTGTAGGGGTTCCGATTCTTGAAAAAGGAACTCCTCCACTAGGCACGTTAGTAAATTGATTATAATTACCACTACTAAAAGATGTTGAAGTTCCTACATTAATTATTGGATTAATCTGACTTCTCATAACTTCATTAAATCTATTTACTACAGCGGTTTTACTTACCTCATCTCCTGTATTAATTGCTGACATAATACTCTCCTTGTTTTAACTCCTTTATAGGGGTGTTTTTTAATAATCTAAATAGCTCTTTTGGCGATGGACAATGTGTTTCGTCCCACTCAAGCTGATGACAACCACTTCCGCAAATATCAAAAACATCACATTCATAACATCTAGGATCTCGTGCTGCTTCACAAGCAATTATTTTCATTCGTTTTGGGTTAACTATAAGTTCCCAAATTTCTTCTTCTATTGTTCCATATACTTCTTCAGGTGCTGAGTTAGGACAACCACTAATACTACCATCTGCATTAATGGTAAATAGTTTTTGTTCACAATCTCTGCAAAAAGTTGCGGTTTGATTACCATTAACTCTAGTATTAACCATTGATTTAATAAAAGAATCTTCCCAATTTTTTTTACTATTGTTTTTATATAATTTTAGAAACCAATCACTTTGTTCTTTATTAGTTGGGAATATTTCTGGGTGCAGTTGTGCGTTACCGTGTCCCGTTAATCTTTCAAAATCTACAATATCAACATTGAGAGTGTTTATATACTCTATAATTTCTTGAGTATCTGTGTTACAAAGCTCTTTTGTAACGCTGACAAATAGTGTTATGTAAGCTCCCAAATTTTTTAATCTTAGTACATTTTCTTCCCATAATGCTTTTTGTTTTTCGTTAGAAAATCTAATACTCATGTCCCAAGATGTTCCTATGACACCTTTTAAATCTTCCATAATAAAATTTATTTTGTCTTCAGTTAGTTTAAAAGTAAGATTACTAGTAATACCAAAAGAAATATTCTCCCAGTCTCTTGTTTGATTAACTATATACCTCATATCAGATAGAGGAGCTAAAAAAGGTTCTCCACCGTGAAACTCAAAATGAATATGACTATCTTTATAGAACTCTCTTAATTTTTTCATCCAACTAAGAGTTTTTTCTGAATTAAAAAATATTTTTTTACCATTTATACCATTGGTAAAACAATGTTTACAATTTAATTGACAAGTTTCAGTTGTTTTCAGATATACTGTTATATTCTTCATCTTTTTCCATCTGTAATGTTTGTAACTTTAAATCTATTTCTTTATAATATCTTCTAATACCAAAGCTTAAAGAAATATTTTCTGTTAAATTGTCTGCATAATGTGCTTTATTACCTGGTATATACACAATCTCTCCTGGATTTAGTATGATTTCTTCGTTAGTATCAGGAAATATCATTTTTTTATTTCCCGATAGTAATAAAATTACTACATCATAAGGATCTACATGACTTATAAAACTAGATTTTCCTACTTTTCCCCAATACAGATGACAGTCTATATATTCTTTTTTATTTTGATAATTACATATATCTGATATAAACTCATCATACTTTTCAAAGGCTTCTACTTTAAATGTGTTCTTGCTCTTTGCTTTTATTTTTGATATAGTATTTTTATAAGAGTTTGGAAACACCATATTTTCTTCAGCATTTTCAATGTAAAATACTTTACCATCTCTTATAAAATGATAATTAGTAATAATTTCTATTGGGTTTACTTTTTTATATTTTTCGTATAACTGTTGTGAAAACTTTTGTATATGTTCGGATAATTTCATATGACTATGATAACACTAAATAAGAATTTTAGCAAGAAAAATTTTGCTGCAATTTGTGAAGACTGCGGAGACGACTTCTCTATAAAGAGAAAACAATTAGGCTACAATACGTGTCTAGATTGTGGTGAAGAAAAGCGTATTTTTCCTACTGCTCCTGCGTTTAATAAAGGAGCTTATACTATTGTAACCATGAGCAACATAAAGGATATAGGTAAATGAATCGTAGATATTGGAATGAATTAGCAGATGATTATATTAATGATATCGAAAAATGGTTACATACTCATTGTAAAATATCTAGTGCAAAGAAATTTGCTTTAATAGAGGCAAAACTTGATTGGTCTAAACGTCGTCGTTGTTCTAGGGGTGGTTGGCGTAATGGAGGACCAATTGTTTCCATAGCCATGAGTGTTGCTATTCCTGATGAAAACTACGATGCTCCTCGACGTGTTTATGAGTATGCGTCTTTTGACTCTGATAAAGTTATTGGTGGTTTTTTTACTAACAATCTAGAACACAAACTATTACATCATATAACTCATGAGATGGCTCACGCGGCTCAATATAATCATAAATATTTTCATAAAATGAGCAGACTTAAGCCTCATGGAAAAGAGTTTAAGATGTTTTATTCTGAACTGAGACAGGTATTTCTTAATCCCTTTTTACCAAACCAAGAGTTAATGGAAACAAAGTATAAAAAGCATAAGAATATGGCTATCACTAGTGAATTAACAAATATGGTGGCTGCTAGTAGAGTTTAGTATCAAAAAAGGAAAAATAATGAAAACGTTCTTGCTTATTCTACTTATTTTTGTTATACTTATACACATAATCGCTATTTATGACTACACATATAGCGTCACAAAAAAACTTTATGATTGGTCAAAGGAGTAAAAATGTATAATCTTAGAGAAACTTTAGTACGAGCTACTAGAAAACATTTAGAAGGGCATCTTGATAAACATCTTGCTAATATAGAAGTATATCTAGCTAATCCTGCAGGAATCGGTGAACACTCTGATATTATGGAAGCAATTGAACTTGAACTAGAGCAGGCTTCTAAATATGAAGATATGATTCATACTTTAGAAAACTATATCGAAGAATAGTTATGGGTACACCTAAATGATTATGCCACATCAGTCAGATGAGATCTGTGAAAAATTATTAGCAATAAAAGAAATATTAGAAGATACTGCAGAAATAGTTCATTTACCGGATCAAATGGCTAATATTAAAGAAATATTCCAAGAAATCGAGGAGATAATCGATTTAGATTAGGGCTTCGTAGCTCAGCTGGATAGAGCAACAGCCTTCTAAGCTGTGGGTCGAGGGTTCGAATCCTTCCGAAGTCACCAATGCGGCATTAGCATAGTGGTAATGCACTAGCCTTCCAAGCTATGTAGAGGAGTTCGATTCTCCTATGCCGCTCCAATTTGTGAGAAATTAAATATGACAAATAAGTATGTAGCAGTAAGCGGGGGTTTTGACCCTGTTCACAAAGGTCATTTAGAGATGATTGAGGAAGCAGCAGAATTAGGTAATGTAGTTATTTTACTTAATTCTGATAGTTGGCTTGCTAACAAAAAGGGCAAACCTTTTATGGATGAGGATCAAAGACAATATATTATGAACTCTATCAAAGGAGTTTGTGAAGTTATTGTGATGAGTGACAGTGATGGTACTGCTCTAAGTGGGCTAAAAGAGTTTAAAGAAATATATGGTATAGAGGATAATCTTTTATATTTTGCTAACGGTGGGGATAGGTCTAATACTAATGTTCCAGAAGTTGATTATTGTTTAGTTAATGATATCGAGCTACTATGGAACGTAGGAGGACAAAAAACCTCTTCTTCATCTCATTTATTGTCTAATTGGGCAGGCGAGCATTGTGTTCGTGAGTGGGGAACATGGACTGTGTTAAAAGATTACGGGTCTGTTAAAGTAAAAGAACTTCATGTTTTACCAGATAAAGAATTATCTTTTCAGAAACATGAGCATAGGTCTGAACATTGGTATGTAGTTAAAGGAACTGCGTATGTGTATAATACACGAGTAGTACCTGGTCAAATAGTAAAACAACATGAAACAATTGATATTGATCAAGGAAGTTGGCATCAATTATGTAATTACTCTACTACTGAGCCATTATTTATACTAGAAGTTCAGCAAGGAGACAAATGTATTGAAGAAGATATTGAGCGCGCTTCTTCTCCTACTTACGATTGGAGAAGCAAAAGGGATGGAATTACTAAGTAATGACTTAGACTGTTTAACAACTAATGCTTATTTTGAGGCTAATACTCAATCTTTGGCAGGACAAATTGCTATAGTTTTAGTTGTATTAAATAGAGTAAAAAGCGAAAAATACCCTAACACAATTTGCGAAGTAGTATTAGAAGGACCTGTAAGGGAAAGCTGGAAAACACGCAAGGACAAAACACTAACAGATGATGAACGTATTTTTTATCCCGTGAAAAATCGTTGTCAGTTTTCTTGGTATTGTGATGGAGTAAAAGACGTTATTAACAATCGAGAAATTTGGCTAGATATAAAGATACATATAGAAGAATTTTTAGATACCGAAAGATACGACTTTACAGAAGGGTCTATTCATTATCATGCTTACTATGTATCTCCTGAATGGGCAGACGAAAAAAAATTAACTACGATTATTGGAGACCATTTGTTTTATCGGTAGTAAAAGCTAAAGTAACAAAAATACCAATTGCCAAACTAAATTAATTCTTGTATCATATCAACATACAAGAATTTTTTTTGAGAGGTATAAATGGCAACTATAGTCCCAGTCTCCCTTGGCGGTACTGGCTCCAATAATATAAGTGGAGCAATTGATAATTTAGGTATTAGTGATTCTACAGTACAAACTTCCTTAGATAATGTTAATATTACTACTGTAACCATGCAAGGGTTAACCTTGAATGATAGCCCAGGCACGCCTTCTGTAGTAAATTCTAATTTACATATGTCACAAGGTACTCGTATTAATGGATTTCCTGTAATAGATAATGCTGTCTTAAACAATGCTTCTATTGAATCAGGAGGACTAACATTCACAACAGAAAATGGTAATGCTTTTGTTACTACTGCAAGAGTTATTTTTAAAACTGCTTATGAAAGTAATGTTAAATTTCCTTCTCCTATAACTTACAATGGATACTTTGCAGTAGATCACGCTCATAGTAAGGCATTTTTTAGTGATGGTTATAAATATAATGAGTTATTGACTGCTAATTCTTCCATTCTTCCTAGTCGTAATTTTGGTATTTATGAAGTTGATAATGATGTAGCTGGTGGTGATCTAGTATTAAGAAGTTTTATGGATGTAGGTGGTACTCATCATCAAATTAGAAATATTACAATGTATGGAGCTATTAGAGGAGCCAATACTTTATCAATATATGAATCAGTAACCTTTGGAGATAATGGATTTAGATATGTCGCTAACGATGAGATAGGTGATCAAATAATTGTCGGTGAAGGCGGTATTGTACCTGATACACAGATGCAGATTAACGGTAATTTAAGAATTAACGGTAATCTAGTTATTATCGGTGCCACTCTTACACAAGATATTGCCGCCGGTCGTGTACAAACGAATTTACATCACTATGCCTCTACTACAAATACTTCAATAAATTCTTTAATATTTGGGGTTGATAGCGCTAATACTGACATAAATACTGTTCAAAGTAATTTACATATAACAGGTTCTTATTCTAATTCTCGTATTGATACTGTTCAAGGAAATGTTCATGCATTAGGTGCTTACTCTAATACTAGATTTAGCTCTGTTCATACTAGTATTTCTAGTAATGTTAATTTGGTACAAGGCAACCTTCATTATTTTGCTACAACAACTAACACAGCGGTACAGGGATTACACGCCGATTTAACTTCTAATATTAATACAGTACAAGATAATGTAACTGCTATCCATTCTGGTTCTCAAAAGTTTACTGTTGATAAAACTTTTGAACAAGATGTGCTTGTAGAAGGTAATTTTGTAGTTCAAGGCTCAACATTTACTTCTGATGCTACTAACCTTTTAGTACAAGATCCTTTAATTGTTGTTGCTAATAATCAGGCTGCTCCTGCTTCTTATGATGCTGGACTATTAGTGTACCGTCCTTCTGTGGACAATATGGCTTGGGTTTGGGATGAAGCAAACGATGGTTGGTCTGCTTTTAGTACTACTGATGACGGTACAACAGCAGGTTCTCTTACAGTTACTGGTTATCAAGACGTATACGCAAGAGATGTTCGTCCTCAAAGAGATTTAATATCTCCAAATGTTTATGTAACAGGACAAACTATAAATCGAGTTTTATACACAGGAACAAGTGGTCAAATAGTTACTGATGCAGACTTGACATTTAATGGTACTACTCTTACCGCTCAGTCTGTTGATATTAATGGTGGATCTATAGATGACGTCACTATTGGTACGAACTCAGTTGCTACTAATATTTTAGTTGATCAGTTACAACTTAATGGAAGAACTATAAGTTCTACTGACACTAATGGTGATATAATTTTATCTCCTAACGGTTCTGGTAATGTTCATCTTAAACAAGGAACACAGCTAAAAGTAGCTTCTGCTAATGTGGCTGATTTAACTTCTGGCAGAGTTATTTATGCTGGTGCTAGTGGAGAATTGCAAGACGCCTCTACCTTTACCTTTAATGGTACAACAGTTACTATAAATACAGTAAATATTGATGGAGGCGCTATTGATGGAACTAATGTAGGAGCTACAACACCCGGTACAGGTAACTTTACTACTCTCGAGTCCGACTCACTTTCTGTAACAAATGCTACCGCATCAACTTCAAAAGATACAGGTGCTCTTATCATTACAGCAGGTGGTTTAGGAGTCGAAGGAGCTATTCACGCAGGTGGAGATGTCGAAGCATTTAATACTTCTGATTCTCGTTTAAAGAAAAATATAACCCCAATTGTTTCCGCATTAGATAAAGTAGATTCTATTACCGGAGTTGAGTTTGATTGGAACGCAAGGGAGGCCGGCCTTAATTACAAGCATTTAGAGGGTCACGATGTGGGAGTAATTGCACAAAGTCTTCAAGAAATACTACCAGAAGCAGTAAAAACTAGAGAAGATGGTTATTTAGCTGTTGATTATAGTAGAGTTGTACCTCTTCTCATTCAAGCTATTAAAGAATTAAAAGCAAAAATTGAGGAAAAATAATGGGAACTCCAACTTCAGGACCAATCTCCCTTCAAAACCTTAAGGATTTATACTCTCCCCTTAGAACAGCCCCTGGATCGTTAGACGACTATCGTGTTGGAAATGTTCTTGCACCGGGGGAGAAGTATGGGTATGGCACTTCTAGCGATCCCTTTGTAACATCTTCGATACCTTCTACTCCAGGAACTGCTATTTCTTTAGATGAACTTCATAATATTCAAGCTACTGTTCATCCTGCTCCCACTATTACGGCTACTACTTCTGAAGATACTTTTTTTGGGTTTGATGTTTCGTGGACAGAAAGCACTAATGGAGAAACTGCTAATAGTTGGGAAATAGGATATAGACCTGCTCCCGCAGGAGGAGCATATACGTATGTTAGTACTGATGAAAACGGAACTCCTATTACATCCTCTCCTATTACTCTAAAAATTCCTAATGCTACAACACCCCAAGGACTTCTTCATGAGTTTGTTATTCGTGGCATTAATAATGCTGGAACAGGGTCTCCTAGTGAAAATACTTCTACTGCTTATAAAAAAGCAGGTGTTGTTGATATGGCTTTTGACGCTCCTTCTGCTCCTTTAGGGTCTACAGTAGGTGATTTAGTAGGAGAAGGAGTATCTACAGTACAAATTTGGACTGCAATCGGTGCTGGGGGTAGCACAGGCCCTTATCTTTATACTGGTGGAGATGGTCCTGGAGCTACTGAAGCCCCGACTAGTTATGATGGAGGGTTGTGGTGGGTACCTCATTATACTTATCAAACAGACATGGCAGGGGCTGGAGGGGGAGGAGCAGGCGCTCATGGTTATTATCCTGTCTCTATACCTGTTACACCTGCTACTCCAATTTCGGTTAGCATAGGATCAGCTCCTGCAGACGGTAGTGGAGGTACTACTTCTGTTAATATTAATGGTACTAACTACGTAGTAGCCGGTGGAGGTCTTCAAGGTAAACGAGGTGGTATGCTAGAGGGAAACGCTGATGCTGCTGATGCAGGTATGCCCTATGCTGTAGGATTTATACCTTCTACTCCTTATACAAATGCAACAAACGGTCCTAGGTCTCAACTTTCTTTTTTACAAAAAGGTTATAGACGTCATGGATGGGATACTCAGCCAGAGTTAGCTTCTCCTGCGCCTACAGAAAGTCCTTATGCTATGTCAGTTACTGATAGGTCTATGTTAGCACTTAAACTAGGACAAGCCGGAGATGGTGGTGATGTAGGAACACTTCCTGCAGGTACAAATGCAAAAACCCCTACACACACTAATGACGGTACTGGATATGCAGGTGTCAATTTAGAACATAATAGACCTATATCAGCATGGCCCGGAACTTTCGGACAGATGCAAGGAGCTGGAGGTGTAGGATATACTCTTACTTTTCCTAATACTATGACAGTATCCGGATTTCCAGGAAATGTACCTATCACAGGACCGGCATATCCTGGATCAGGCTCTTTAACCGTTAATAAAGGTTCGGGAGGAAATTGGAAAGCTCCTGTTTTTCCAGCTACTTATGGTAAAATTTATACAAGCGGTAGTAGACAAGGACCTGTAAGTTTTCCAGGTCATGAGGGGTTTAGTGACACCCCTGCTGCTATAATGGGAAATAGTTCTTATGCAGATCAAGCTCAACCAGGTTTTGCTTATCTCAGATTTAATACTAATGTTCCCTCTGTGTCAGCTTATTCTTATTCACAATACGTACCAACCTCAACACCTACTCAGCACACTGCTAATGCTGCTTCTGTTCCAAGTGCTGGAGATGTTTACTTTAATAGAATGATTAGCTACCCACCTGTAGGTCCTTATAGTGGAGAACCTGGTTACTATTATCCTAATCACTCTGCTGGATCAAATAAAGCATATGGAGGTTCTATAGGCGGCGGCGGTATTAACGAGCCTTCGAACACTTCTTTAAGAAAGGTAACTTACTTTCCACTTACCTCTGGGAGTGGGGTCGCTGTAGATCCGGGAACTCTTACTAGTTCTCATACTTTTACTAATCATGCTGTGTTAATATCTCCAGATAGTACTAATAAAGCTTATTCAGCAGGAGGATATGGGCACTATAACTCTCCTACTAACGAAGGGATGACTACCGATATTGCTTCTTTTACTTTTCCTAGTACTACAATAGCATCTTCAGTAGACACACTAACTACTGGTAGAGCAATGCACGGAGGATTTTCTTTAGGTATTAGTAATAGAGGTTATGTAGCAGGTGGTTGGACAGGTAATATCACAGGTCCAAAAGCAGCAGTTAGTACTATGGAACAGTTTGTCTTTCCTTCTGAAACTAATGCTGCTGAATCTAGTACTCTAACTACTTCTAGAATGGAACAAGCTTCAGGCGCTAGTATGGATTATGGTTATCAAATAGCAGGTGCTTCTAAATATCCTAGTGATGCCGGAAATACTAATTATAATGATATTGATAGGTTTGCAGGAGCTTCTGGTTCTTCCTCTATCACTAAAACTGATTTAGGATCTTTTCCAGAAAGCGGTAGAATGTACGCTTGGAGTAACCTTGGTTATATTGTTACAAGTACTCCTGGTTTAACAGGTTTTTCGGTTATACCCTTGGCTAGTTATAGTAGAACAGTTGGCTACGGTGAAAATAGAGATCAATGGTTTGGAGAACTAAGAGGGCCTCAAGCGCCACAGGCTCCTTATGTACACACTCAACAATCTAAAGGCACTGCTATATCAGGCGCTTATGACGCTTATTTAATGACTGATTCAAGCGGGACTAATAAGATTGAAAGATTTCCTTTTGCTTCTGGGTATTATGCAGTAGATTCTGTTTTTGAATTATCACCAACAGGTCCTCAAGCATTAGGTTATGGATCGCCAGGAGTAGGATAACATGAGTACGCTGAAAGAAGAGCTTAATACAATAAAAGACAGAGTATTAAAGTTAGAAATAGAAAAACAACTATTAAAAGAAACAATTGATCATATATCTGAACAATTAGAAACTATAATAAGAAAGGAGGGGGAATTAGAAAATGATAACTAAACTTCCGAACACAATCTTCAAAATTAGAGAAAATGGAGAATGGATAGAGGCTGCTACAGAAAACTACTTTATAGGTAGGAATATTTTGTTTGCAGTTCCTGGTGCGTATACACCTACTTGTTCTTCTACTCATTTACCACAATTTGATTTATTATACGAAGATATTAAAGCACACGGTATTGACAATGTGTTTTGTTTATCTGTTAATGATTCTCATGTAATGAACGCATGGGCAAAAGAGTTAGGCATTAAGAATATTAAAATGTTACCAGATGGTAATGCAGATTTTACTCGTCAAATGGGCATGTTAGTAGATAAGTCTAGTAAAGGATATGGATACCGTTCTTGGAGATATGCTATTATTACCAAAGGAATGAATATTGAAAAAACTTTTATTGAGAAAGGAAAAGAAGACAACCCATCAGAAGAACCTTTTGAAGTTTCAACCGCTACTAGTGTTTTAAACTATTTAAGAGCTGGTGAATGAGTATAGCCTCAAAAAAAGATAGAAAAAATATGAAGAAATTACTAAAATTAGTAATTGATAGAGGTCTCGATGACCTCTATTTTTTTAACTCAAAGGAGAAATTTATGCCGAGAAAAACTACACAATTTAAGTTAGTTGATAATGATTTAGCAACAATTAGACCAAGTAAGAAAGTTACTATTGAGCCAAAAAATGAAAGACAGAACTACTATTTAAGGTTAATGAATGATATACACACTCATATAATTATAGCAACAGGCCCAAGCGGTACAGGAAAAACACTACTTGCAGTATCTAAAGGTGCAGAAGAGTTTCAAGATAGACATTTTGATCGAATAGTAATAACTCGTCCAGCAGTATCAGTAGATGAAGAACATGGTTACTTACCAGGCGATATACTTGAAAAAATGGATCCTTGGATGAAACCTATTACTGATATACTTAAAACATATTTTTCTCCTCAACAACTTGAATACTTTATGAAAGAAGAAAAAATAGAAGTTGCTCCTCTTGCTTATATGCGAGGGCGTACCTTTAAACACTCTTGGGTTATTGCAGACGAAATGCAGAACGCAACACGTGAACAAGTAAAAATGTTACTAACTAGGTTAGGAGAAGGCTCTAAATTTATACTTACAGGAGATTTAGATCAGCATGATAATGGATATGAAGAAAACGGATTAGCTCATTTTATGGATTGTTTAGTTCATCATGGTGCTACAGACTATATTAAGTATTTAGAATTTAAACATGAAGATATTGAAAGACATCCTGTTGTCAAAGAGGTACTAACTATATATGAAAAATAAAACCAAATACTAAACTTAAAACAATTTTTAGTTTGCTTAATCGTTAAATTTCTTATATTATATATTTATTGATTGAGCGATAAATCTAGCTGCAACTCACTGAGCTCGCGACGTTAGGTTTGTTAGTACCTAGCTCTAAGCTAAAATCAATCGTGCTTGTGCCATACGATAGGCACAGCGTATTGTGAAAACGACACTTTCACCGCGTATAAGTTTTTCATTGAGTAGAGGTGGACTAGTCCAGTATACGCTTGCGCTCGAATTTGAAAACTTGGGGAGACGCGTGATTCTCCCCACCACTTTTTTATTGCTTAATGCTAAAATTTATTATATTATGTTTATAGAAGTTTTAAGGATAACCTTCTTCAAAAAAACCTTTTGTAAAGTCAAGGGGCGAGTGCTACGAGTAGGGAACGCAAGACAAGCCCATGATGTGTAATGACACTAGGCACTATTCAAAAACACTCTTCGCTAGTACAGAAACTACTCTCGCCCGTGATTTTATATTTGCTAAATGATTAAAAATATTCTATAATAAGTTATAAAGATTGAGAAGGGGATCATCCTCCGAGCAAAATCAGGTTGTTTTACAGGTTGAACTGCGCAAGATAAATTCGGTTAATGATGCAACGGAAGGGACGGAACCGCCCTTCATCCTTTCTCTCTCCGCCCTGACTTGGAGGCGGTCTATAAATACTCCTTGTACCGTTCCCTCTAGGTTGGGTTCACGTCAAAACCAAAAAGCTAGGCGCCAAGATAGATTTTACCTATAGGGGTAGGGTTGAAATTCTAAGAGGGGCGTTAATACCTCGCTTCGAAGCGCTGAACATGAATTAAGTTTCTGGCAGCTGGAAAAGTCCTGGTCTGATTACTTAGGTAAGAGCAATTAGAGCCGCCAGGCAGTTATATAAGAAAGAGCAGGTAGTCCAGTCATAGACGGACCTTAGTTTAATCGCTCTCCTCTTTCTGAGTAGTTTCGGTAAGGATAACCTACTTAAAAAAACCTTCCGCAAAGAAGTAGCCTATTCTAGATAACTCTTCTTTGACGCACTAAGTTGTCTTGTTTTCGAACTTCGACTTTACTTAGTCCCCGCCGTTGGCTGTAAAGCATGATCAGGGGGTTCTGGTTACAGGAAGCAATCTGTAAGTCGGGGAGGAACAACAGCGTGTATGCTGCCTCAAAGGTGACTGACGAGGTTGGTGGTGGTCACTACTTATCTATGTAGGCTAACTGCGATTGAGTAGTTTATGTAACAAACGAAAGGGTCGGAGTAGATAAGTTAACTTTATACTTGCTTAGTGTATCTTTTTATGCTAATATAAGTTATAAAGATTGAGAAGTCGCTCTTCTCATAGCTCTTCTGCGAGGGGGAGACGTAGTGGAGGTTTCGGCCTCGCGACTACACCCCATTCAGGTTAGTTTACATGGGGGGGCAATACATGAGATGTACGGACTTCATCCACCTGTATATCACTAGTACTTGTGTTGGTGTAAACGGTTAAACGGCGGGCGGGTGCTGGTTTAATATTTAAAATTAGGTAAGCTATCCCTTGTGTGAGGCCAAGCCGCTGAATTAGATTCGGGCGAAAGATAGCGAACAACAAAGGAGAACTCTAGAAGATTGGGCAACCAGGTTTCTAGAAGTAATTGGGCGTAACCTAGTGTTGCGCCCTTTTGCTTTTTAGTAAAATATAAATTTAGGCAAAATTACACTTGCTAGTCTCTCGAATTTTTGGTAATATATAATTAACAAATTGAGGAGACGCACAATCTGCGGATCTCAACGCCAACTCAAAATCACTTGAAAAACTGGAGTCCTGGCAGAATTCCGTCTCCTCACCTTAACGGAGTAATAAATGTATTTAGTTAGACGCGCAAATTCTGGGTACGAAGTATCTTCTTGGGGAGAGGATAGCAAACCTCTCGCTGTCTATCATATCAGCAGTTACTGTAACTGTCCTTCCTATCGCAAGCCCTGCAAGCATCAAAGAATCGTCAAGAAGCATGTATCATTAAACGAGCCATTAGGTCAGATTTATGATATCTCGCCTGCGAATCGCGTAGTCGCACTACATTCCCTTCTAGAATCCGCAAATTCTTAGTTTTAGAATTTTATCATTGACCGAAGGTCAGAATTGTGTTACTCTTAGGGAAGAAAAAAAAGAAACGGAGTTTCACAACGCAGGCGAAAACGCAATGAGATAACACAGCATCAACAAAATGTTTTATTTTACTTACAAGTGTGTGCAGTTGCTTCTCATTTAATTTATATTTCACTAAGCTAACAACTACAGTGATGAAATCACAACTAGTGTCACGCCACCATTGCGTCCAAATTTTGGCTTGCATGAAGGTGGTTTTTTTGTTATTATAATAATACACTGTGGGCAACGCTTTGGGAAATGAAATTTCCCCTAGTCTTCCACGGAGTGGAACAGGAGCTGCTAAAATGTCAAAATATGAAAATAATAATCGTATAGCTGATTTAAAAGGTAATTTTGTTACTTTTTACGAAAACGATAAATTTATCGGAAGTATTGATTATTCAGACAAATCTGAATATTACATTAGAGATGCTTGTGAGAACTGGGTTTCTGGAATTATGGCTAGTTCTACCGTAGTTTATCATAGTGAATTATCTCAGCAATTGGACTTTGATTTTGATGCTTATGGTGGTGGAGTAGAACATTTTGGCAAACTTGATACAGATGATAGGGAGGAAGTTCTTTTCGAAAGACGGCCCGCTAGAGATACCGGAGAAAGAAGCGGCTAGAGAAGCAGGTACTTTTATACTTTCAATGATGTCAGCTTTTATAGCTTCTATGTTTTTTAGCGAAGACGGTATCATAATTATTGGATTAGGTGTTTATGTTTTCCTTAGATACAAACAAAGAGGCTCTTCTTAATGGAAATACAAAAAAGATTACTTGCAAGTCACAGCAAGTGGTATAGATTCTGTGCTAGAAAATATGGAAGAAGAATACAAAGAGTGGGTAAAGAAGAGTTGTACAAAATATTTGATGAAGTTCCTATAGAGCCTGATACTCGCATTTTAGCAAAAGCTTATGGAAAAAAAGATTCTATACCTTTTAGAATTGAGGAGTGGTCTTGGGACGGTATCTATGGTAAAACTATTGTTATTTCTTCAAAGCAATGTTCAACTTTAGTAACAGAAGAAGATATAAAAACAAAATTTGAAATAAAGGGTGAGACTACTTTTAAGAAAGTCGGTCAATATTATTTTTTGAACTATGACTTTTCAATTTAACGGTACAGCAGATAAAACACAAAAATTTGTGTTAACATATGTTGAATTAGATAAAAATATAATTATCAATCAACTTTCTAGAGATGAAAGATGGTATCGTGCAAGACATCAAGGTTGGACACTTATATTAAATAAATTAATAGATAGCATAAACAAAGATGGGTTAAAATACCCAATATGTGTAATATATAAAAACGGTCAATATGTTTGTACACACGGAGGACAAAGACTTGCAGCTGCACTTAAATCAAATATTTCCAAAGTACCTTGTATTGTTGCTTGGAGAGATTGGGATGTCGATAAAATCCCTGTTAACTATCATATCATTCAGGATATGCGAGAATTGGTGGGCTTTAATCATTCCGATGTTGATAGAGTTCATTTATCTGGGGTAGGCTTTGAAATTCTAGTACACGATCGTAAACATTGGGATCCGAACGATTATGAAAAATTTACTTAGAACTATTATAGTTTTTACTACTTTTCTCTTTTCTTTTTCTGCTTTTGCAGAGACACAGTGGAGAGAAAAACCTGTACAGTGCGGGGATCCAACCTCTCTTTATAAGTTTTTAGATGAAGCTGGTGAAAAAGCTATTTTAGGTGGTATAGGTGAAATACGTACCTCCCAACAAAAGAAAGAACTTTGGCCTATATACGTATTTGTAAACACAGACACAGGAACTTTTACTGTTGTAGAAATGCATTTAGACAGTGATGAAGCTTGTATAATAGCTTTTGGAGATAGAATAAGCTTTGATGTTCAAAAATATTTTGAAAATAAGGAACAACTTTAATGATAATTATTAGGTATAAAGATTATGGTTTACGAAAGCTAAAAGCCCGTCTAAAAAAGTCTAAACCTAAAAAAAGTAGTGTTATAAAATGAATATTTATATCGGTTATGACCCTAAACAATCAGTTGCTTATGAAACCTGTGTTAACTCTATTTTTAGAAATACGGCTCATCCTAGTTTTTTTAAAGCCTATAAACTCGATCAAAACGATTTAAGAAACTCAAAAATTTATTGGAGAGAAGAAGACGATAGAGCTTCTACTCCTTTCTCTCTTACTCGTTTTTTAGTTCCTGCACTAAGCGGGTACAAAGGTTGGGCTGTTTATTGTGATTGTGACTTTTTATGGTTAGACGATATTTCTAACTTATTTGCTCTTAAAGATGATACTAAAGCAGTTCAAGTAGTTCAACATGTTTATACTCCTAAATCTTCTTCTAAAATGGACAATCAAATAAATCATTTCTATCCAAAGAAGAACTGGTCATCCTTGATGTTATTTAATTGTGAACACGAGGCGTGTCGTCTTCTTACTCCTGATTTAGTTAATAATTATGACCCTGCCGATCTTCATCAATTTGCTTGGTGTTATGACGGAGAAGTTGGTTCTTTGCCTATAGAGTGGAACTACTTATTAGGATACTACGATAAAGATATTAAACCAAGTGCTGTTCATTTTACTGATGGAGGACCTTGGTTAGAAGGGTATGAAAACCAATCTTATGCCGATGAATGGAGAGATTATTGCTCTCAGAAATAATTGATTTTATTGATAATAGAGATATTTATATTGTATCATCAGGAGTTCCTTTAGACGGAGTTGTCATTGAGGGTGCTCCTGTTTTAGTTAGATTAAACTCTAGTCGTCGTTGGGGAGACTGTGATATTTGGTTTAACAACCAGTCACAAGATCCTAAATTTCAACACGATTCGCAGGGATCAGGAGGAGAGCGTTTTATTATACGTGCTAATGGGGATAGAAATGGTGCAAATATGAGACGTAATTTTCCAACTGAGTGGATTCATACCTATTTTTGGGCAGTCGAAGAGTGGGAAACAATGACAGAAGAAATGCAAATATCTAGACCTTTAACAGGTACTATTGCTGCTTATTGGTTTCATAAATACACTGCATCAAAACTATTTTTAATAAATTATGATTTCTATGAAACTAATAAAAGACATACTGTAAGAAATATACCACAACCTGCTCCTGTACATAAACCGTGGCTAGATAAAGCATACTTAGAAACCTTAGATAGGACTGAATATTTATGGATAACACCTTAAAACACGCATCTGTAGAAATTAATGGTGGATGTAACTACGCATGTCCGATGTGTCCTCAAACAGACGGCAGAGAAAAGTCCTTTCTTAAAAAATTACCTTTAGATACTTATCGCAATATTGTTTCTCAATTAGCAGAATTAGGTTGTAAAGAAATAAACCTTCAAGGAAGTGGGGAGCCTCTTTTAAATCGTAATATAGACGAGTATATTAGTTATGCTTTTAGTAAAGGTATAGACTGTAATATTGTTAGTAATGGGTTTAATTTAGATGAAACTATGTCTGAAAAACTAGTTCAGGCTGGTCTAAAAAATATTAGAGTTAGTGTAATTGGTTATAATCCTACTCAGTATACTCATTGGATGAGTAAAGATGCTTTTTCTACTATTTACAGACAAGTTCATAGATTTATGCAAATTGCAAAAGCTTCTTATACTACGATTTCTTCTTATCATTTAATTTTAGATAATGATAGAATTGACTACGAAATTAGTGAATACCGTCAAAATTGGATCGAACCTTTAGGAATTGACGCTGAAATTTGGCAGATGCATAATTGGGGCGGTCAGTACGATACTCCTTATGAAAGAGATAAAAAAGAAAAAAGATCTTGTGGTCGTCCTTTTGCACCTTATTTGAATGTAAGAGCAGGAGGTGTAGATGGTAAACATGCAGCAGTAGTTCCTTGTTGTTATGTTTTAGGACAAGATTCAAAAGCTGTATTGGGTCACTTAGAAGATCAAAGTATTGTTGAAATTTGGAACTCTGAGGAGTATAATAGTTTAAGGCAAGCACATAAAGAAAAACGTTTTGATGATATTGATTATTGTAAAGATTGTGATCAACTTTATGAAGCTCCAGATTCTTTAGTATGGTCTAATATTAAAGGTAAAGCTTATGGACAACATAAAATAGATAAATCATTTGATTTTAGGGATTATATAAAAAATGGTTAGTATACAAAAGAGAATTGATTACAAATTATTAGATACTAATGTTCCTGCTATGACTGATACTAGCATTACTTATTTAGACAGTTATATTAACAAGTCTCATGTAATTTTTGAGTGGGGTTCTGGGGCTTCTACTTTTTGGTTTGCAGAGAGATGTAACACTATATGGAGTGTAGAATACTTTAAGTCTTTTTTTGAAGAATTACAAATAAGAGCACAAGACAAGATAAATATAAATTTAATTTTAAAAGAACCAGACGAAACTAAGCATCCTGGATATATTGCTAAACACTCATCAGCGAGTGGTAAATCTTTTAAAGATTTTGTACACTCTATAGATAAGTTTAAAGATAATTATTTCGATATTATAGTGATAGATGGTAGAGTTAGGAATCGTTGTTTAGATTTAGCAATACCAAAACTTAAAAGAGGAGGTATGATAATTTATGATGATACTAATCGTGATCATTATTTCGATTATTTAATTCCTTTAGTTGAAAAACATTTTGAAAGTATCATGCAGTTTCCAGGAGTTACTATAGACAATAAAAGAAGTACTACCTCAGTCTTACTTAAAAAGAAATAATAATTGCTCTCTAGTTGTTTTTTTGATATATTATAAATGTAAGGTTTGCCTAAGAGGGAACTTTACGTTAAATTCTTGCTTAATAAGGAGATATGTAAGATGACACGCTTAACTACACTTGACTTAAATAAACTCACACCCTTTGCTGTTGGTTTTGATAGAATCTTCCATGATATGAATCGTTACATGGAGCACCAAACCACCTCTACAGCATTTCCTCCCTATAATATTATTAAAGACGGTAATAAATTTCAAATTGAAATGGCACTAGCTGGTGTTAGTAAAGAAGATTTGAAACTAGAAATTGCTGATGGAGTTTTAACTATTGAACATAACCCTGCGGAGGCTAATGTTAATAGTGATAAATGGGAATGGTTACATAAAGGAATATCTCAGCGTAAATTTCGTCGTAAGTTTACTCTTGCTGACGATATTGTTGTAAATTCTGCAGAAATGGCAAACGGTATGCTTTACGTAGAACTTGAACGCATTATTCCAGAAGAAAAGAAACCAAAACTAATTGAGATCAAATGATTTAGTCTTAACATATTAAAGATAAAGAGAGCTTATGGGCTCTCTTTTTTTATATCTTACTTGCCAAAAGCTTAAATATTTGATAGTATAGGTTATAACTTGTGAAAAAGGAAGAATTATGAAAAATGAGTTTGTAGTTCAGTTATATATAAATAGACTTAGAAACGTTCAAAATGTGATTGATAACTGTGCTCCTGATTCTTGGGCAGAAAAATATTGGGTTAGAGTTTATAATAAACTTCAATATAATTTAGATAATTACTTAGTTGATGAAGGAGTTTTTGAATGAGACAAGCAGGATTAAAACCAAAAAACCATAATAGTGGTATTTATTGGATGAGAGCGAGTAATGCGGCTGGAGAATTATCTGGCAACGGCAGCAAAGGTAGTAAAGAAACTACAGAGCAATCTTTTAGCTTAATGCAAAAAATAATCTTTCCTTTACTGCTTTTTCCTATATTTATGGTAATTTTTCCTTTTGTATATATAGGAGAACTATATCAAGCCCTTAAATACACTAAAAAAAGTAGTAAAAATTAATGTGGCCGCTTCACGTATTGCCTAAAAAATATATCCCCGCATACTTGACTAGATTACTTGTTATAGTATATTTTTTACCTTATTTCATGGGAGTGTCTGTGTCCGTACCAGGGTTTTTAGTTTGCTTTTTGCTTTTTGATTTGTTAGAATTTAGAAGAATTAAAGGATTGATAAAAGAAGGAGCTTTATGATGGGTAAATTAAAAGATGCAGTGATTGAAGCAGAGCAATTTGCTATCGAACATTACAATATACCTAGATACGAATTTATATTTGAACTCACAAAAAAATATGGAGGCACTGTTGGTACTTTGTCTAGGGTATCTTTAGCTCATTGGGATGAGATACAGCACGAACTTCATACCTACTTAAAGAATTAGTTATAAGAGGCACTAAAATGACATCAAATGCTAAAGATAAAGCCTTAGAGATGGTAGAAGAAGGCATAGTTTCTGCAGAAGTTATGTTGATCATGGCTCTGAAATATATGTCTACAGACGATGTAGAAGATATGCTAGACACAAATGAATTATCAGAAAGATTTAATAATTAGGGGATAAGTGTTACGGTAGCACAGCAGGTTCCAACTCTGCGGGCGTGGGTTCGACTCCTACATCCTCTGCCAAATTAAGGGCTGCTAGCTCAGCTGGATAGAGCATCTGATTACGAATCAGAAGGTCAGGAGTTCGACTCTCTTGTAGCCCTCCAAAATAAAAGCCCCTGTGATGGAATGGTAGACATAACGGACTTAAAATCCGTGGCCAACTGCGGCGTGCGAGTTCGACTCTCGCTGGGGGCACCAAGTATTGGGATATAGCTCAGTTGGTAGAGCAGGTGACTGTTAATCACCCTGTCGCAGGTTCGAGTCCTGCTATCCCAGCCAAATATACTCGGTTAGTTCAGCGGTTAGAACCACGTGCTCATAACGCGTTTGTCGGGGGTTCGAATCCCTCACCGAGTACCAACTTAAAGGGAATTACGTGTTGACAGATGCTCAAATAATTGATATGATAGATTATTATGGTGATAGATTACCTGACCCCGATAATTATCCTAAAACATTTATGTTTTACATACAGATGTATAAATTTTTGAAAGGAATATAGGCTATGGAAGTACTAGCAATTATAGCAGCATTAGCAGCAGGAGCTCATTATCTCAATAAAGATGATGTACCAGATAATATTGTTCATAGTTCACAAATTACACAAGAAATTGCAAACTTTGGAACTAATGATACTAGTCTTGCACAGATTGATTGGACTAAAGCAGGCAATTTTACTCAAACTTCTCATGAACATAATGTAGTATGGGTCTTCGTTACTAACTAATTTTAATTAAGTAGGCTATGAAAAAAAGAAAAGAACATAGAGTAATATTTGATAAGTTATTTGATACAATGCACTTATTATTATTAAGACACGATGCTGAGTTGATTTCGAGTGTTATGTTAGCTATAAGTCATAGATTACTTAGAACAATACATGATGATGATGAAGAATATCTAAAAATGATGAACTACTTAGTTGATAATGCTATGCAAGTTGAGCCTTTTGAGTTTGAAGATGAAAGTGTACATGATGATACTACTTATCACTAAGTCCCGTTCGTCTAGCGGTTAGGACATCGCCCTTTCACGGCGGCAACAGGGGTTCGATTCCCCTACGGGATACCAATTATTGAGAGAAAATATGTATAAAGTAGCCGCTTATTTTAAAAATCAAATAGTGATAAAGTATTTTATCGACCAGTATGATGCTATAGAGTTTAAAGATATAGCAGATGCTCACTATCCACTAAAAGTAACATTTGAAAAAGGAGTTTATCCAGTGAGGACATTTGTAGTAAATAGTTGGAACGTTGTGATGGATCACAATAAAAATCCTTTGAGGTATATTCCAGATTTGAATACTAGACACATGGTTATGCAAGTATTAGCTTGGATGTGGTGTATTGTATTTAGTAGCTACTTTGGTAGTATGTGGATGTTTGGAATTACTGCCATTGCCCATGTTATCGTATTGGCAGCCGTTGCAATTACAGTAGGAACGTTTGCTGTAGCAAAAAACAATCCATCACTTTTTAACTTGCGCTCGGATGGTTATCATTCTGTAAGTCGCACACGCGGGCATATGTGGATCAATGGTAAAAAAGTTATGCTTGATCCAAACGATCCTGGCGGAGAACACGAATAATTTACAATAAATAGGAGATAAAAATGTCTAAAAAAGGATTTACTTTTAAAGCCTCTGGAGACCATTTATGCTATGATATTAAAATACATTTAGAAGAAGATTCTTCTTTAGAAGAAGTATTACATGCTTTTGAAAATTTTTTAAGATCTTCTGGGTTTTACATCAACATGGATGATTATATAACTATTGAAGAAGGTATCGAGATAGATTTTACTCCTGAACCGGATGATCTTCTTACAGAAAAAGGATTAGATAAATTATTCAAAGATATAGACAAGACTATATCTAAGACTAGTAATGTAGTTTCTATGTACAAAAAATCAGATAAGGGAGATAAAAATGAAGATCAGTGATAAACTTAAGGAAGTAAATGATAGTATTACTATTTATCGTTACGATAATGGTTATATGGTAGACGTTAGTGGTCGTGATTCAAGCGATGACTATAAAAATGCTCGTATTTGTGTATCTACTATTGAAGAAGTAACTTCTTTAGTAAATGAGTTCTCTAGTATGAAAATTAATGACTAATGAGCGAGTTTAGATACGGTATATTCAAATTGTTAGCAAAGATACTAGGTGGTAATAGTGTAATGCTAGCTGTTGTGTATACTGTAGGACATATAGCAATTGCAATGACTTGCAATCGTATTATTACAGGAGCAGATTGGGCTCTTGCAGGAGCAGATGCTATTATAGAGCCTTGTATAAACGGAGTTTGGTTTTATATACTACATAATGCTTGGAGAAAGCATAACGAAACTTAGTTAGATTAAAGAAAGATATATGTATTGTTATTCGCAATTATTATTCAAGTTGGAGCTAGTATCTACTCTTACGATATGATGGTGTACTCAGACCTAGAAAAATGTGAGTACCATAAAGAAAAATTAGAACAGCTTTACTTTTACACTAAAAACGTTACGGTAACGTGTTATGAATATCAAACACTATAATGCTTGGTTCCAAAAACTGCGCAAGCAATATGGAATCCTGACAGCGTTACAGTGCTTCATGTATAATGCTAAACATTACGACATAGATGGAAATTATAAATGATAGAATATGTCTTAGTTACTGTATATCTCAGTAATGTATCAGCTATACAATCTTACTCAAAAGGTTTACAGACCGTGTGTGAGTACAGAATGGACAAAAACATTAACTACTATAAGAGTTGGTATCCAACTTATATTACTATTCCGTATGGAAATATTTGTCCTCCTTACGTTAAAGAAAAATTAGACAAGCGTTACTATGGGGCTAAACCCACGCCTTACGAGCAATGGTTCCATTATAATAAACGGAGTAAATAAATGAAATTTAGAACTGAAAGCATAGAGGGCGTAGTTGTTAAACACGATGAACGCTATATTGTTAAAGATAATACTTTATTGAATAACCTTGTTCTTAGCAGTACAAGATTAAATCCTCGTAAAAGCACTAGTGGACATAAACATAAAGGACAAGAAGAGGTTTATATATTTATAGAAGGTAGTGGTACTATGGATTTAGATGACACTACTTTCAATGTAAATGCTGGAGATACTGTATTAATCGAAGACGGAGCGTTTCACCGTGTACATGCAGGTAATGAAGAAGTTTATTTTGTTTGTGTATTCGATGGAAGGAGAACAAAATGAAATTGAATACAGACTTTCCTTGGTTATGTGTTAAAGATGATGAGAGGTTTAATGGAGTAGTTTGGCGATTAGTAGGTGAGGTAATTATAGAAGACCAAGAGGATGGTAGTGGTCTATTAAACTTTGATTTAGAAATAAATGATAGTACTAATCCTATAGAAGATGTAAAGGCTTTTCATCAATATACAGGTGATTTTATAAGTAAAGCTATACAAAAAGGTCTTGAAATAGAAAAAACATAGTTGCATAATAGTTATTTCTTTGTTATGATACTTTATAACAATGAGGGATGACTAATGACTGCTTATAGGCTGATTAAAAATACTGCAAAAGCTGGTAATGCTATAATAGGAGCTGGGTGTTATGCTGCGGCTCTTGAATCACACGCAAGAGACGATACTGTTATCAAAATTGGTACTAATATGGCAGATCCTTGGATCTACTACTATGATATGATAATCTCTAAAATGCAAGATAATCCTTGTGTTCCTAAAGTGAAATCTTTTCACATTGATCATAGTAATGAGTATTATGTTTGTGTAATGGAACGTTTAGAAGAATCATGTCCTAATTATTGTCACCGTAATGGTTCTTATGATGCGATAAAAGAATATCTCTATGGAGATTTGAGAAAGAAAAAATTCTTAAAAATTGCCAAAAACAAGTATCCTGAGCAACTTCCAAACCCTACTGCAATGCTTGAGGTACTGGATAACATTATTAGATTAACAGATGCGTTTACAGAAGAAGATGCGGAAGATATTGAATGTAATTGGGATGAACCAATGGACGCAAATAAACTAGATATGCATCACGGTAATGTAATGTTTAGGGAGGGGGCTGCTCTTGTTATTACAGATCCTTGGTGTAATGTAGATATGAGTAGTGTTCCTGATGTTTCTATGTGGATGGATGAAAATATGACTAGTGATACTGGCAAATATGAGTGGTTAGGAAGGTAAAATGGACGAAGCTACTGAACTTAGTCAACGTTTATCAGTTGTACTTACTGAGATTCGTGATATAATGGAAAAACGAAAAGAACGTGTAGAAGAACTTCGCGATCAAATTTCATTTATTGAAAACGAAAATGAAGATCTTGAACGTAAAATTAACGAATTGATTCAGGATGCGATTTAAAAGGAGAAATATAATGATTGGAAAAGACTTTTGGGATGATATGGATATGGATATCACCGAATTACAAATTGATATAGAACTTGCTGCACATAAACTTGTAAATGAGTATGGTAAATCTTTAACTGAAGGAGATTTACTTAAACTTAATGCTATGACTGACACTTCTCATAATGGTGTTGAGCGAGCCTATGCTAAGTCAGCATTACAGCACTATAAAACAAAAAACTTTACTCCAGAATTTATTCATCAGCATAAAACTATTTTCAAAAAATCTTGGTGGAAGTTTTGGAGAGCAGCGTAATGGGTATGGACACTTTTATAATGACTTTTATGGCTGTAATTATTATTGCTATGTTTAGCAGACTAGTATTTGGTGGTTAACATGGAACTGCTATTTTTCTTTTTTCTTACTATAAAACATTCTGTTGCAGATTTATATTTACAAGCTGCCTTACCTAAAGGTGGAAAAGATGATTTATACAACCCAAAAGGGTATATTCATGCAGGAGAGCACGCTCTTCTGACTTTTATAGTTGTTTTATTTTTTACAGCACATATGGGAATAGCTTTTGGTTTTTTAGTACTTGATTTCGTTCTTCACTTTCTAATTGACTACTGTAAAACTATGATTGGCAAGCGCTTATCTATTGAGTGGAACAGTCGTAGATTTTGGACTTTAACTACTGTGGATCAGATACTTCATTCTTTTTGTTACTTGTTATACACCTATTTACTTTTCTTTTAGTCTTGCATCTTACTTTAATTTTTGATAGTATATTACTATATTGAGAACTTAAGGATGATAAGGAGATACTAATGCCAAACTGGTGTAACAATTCAGCTACATTTACTGCCCCTAGCACTCAAGCGTTTGACAACTTTGTTGATCATATGGAGCGTCATTGGGCGTGGGACCCTCAACATGAAGATACTGACGAATATAAAGCCTCTGAAGAGCCAGGAGGTTTTTGTGATTACTTTGTGCCAGAACCAGATTATAATACCGCTAGTGTTAATCCTGCCCATCCTGATCTTCATAAAGATGGCGAGTTTACTATGCCTAGTTGGTGGGATTTTCGTGTTGCTAATTGGGGAACCAAGTGGGAAATCGGTACTGAAGCTGATCAAATAACTTTTGATCGTGAAGATCTTTCTTTTCATATTTGGTTTGATAGTGCTTGGTCTCCTCCTACTGGTATTTATGAGGCTGCTACGGATCAGGACTGGAATGTAGAGGCTAATTATTTTGAAGCGGGAATGGATTTTATTGGTTATTACTCCTCAGCTGAAGGTGATAATTCTTACTCTATAGGTACTAGAGATAATACAGATGCTCCTGATTGGTTAGTAGAAATGTATGAGAATGATTATGAATGGATAGAAGAAATGACTCGTGAGCATGATGCAGAAGAACTGTCTCGTGAAGATTTCGTTGAGAAGTGGACAGAAGAATTTGCAAATGAGTGGGACGATATCAATCAAAAGCAAGAAAACAGCAAGTAATAAAGTTCTGGACTTACAGTGTGTTTGGTGTTATAATACACTGTAATTCCAATTTTAAGAGGTGAATAATGAAAACAATTACACAAATCTACGACAAAATGTTAGATGATAATTATACAGGATTAGATAAATGGGTACACCATTTAGTAATATTTGAAGACTATCTAACAAAACTAAAACCAAAAAATTCTCTTACTAAGTTCAATCTAGTAAATATTAGTGAAAGTGTAGACTCTTCTATATTATTTCATAATTATGTTTCTCAATGGAATCTTGAAGAATTTCAGATTATCCATGTTCATGAGAATCCTAAAGACGTTTCTGAACTTAAAAAACTTGGTATTAAAACAATGCAGGGTTCGGCAGAAGATGAAAGCTTTTTGAGAAAAGTAGCTTCTGCTGCTGGCAGTTTTGACGTATTGGTTGATGATACTCATTATACTAATAAACAAAGAACTATTGTAAAGTTTTTATACCCTAGAATGGCCGATAACGGAGTTCTTTTTGTAGAAGATACTTATTTAGGTTTGAGAAAAGAATATGTTACTTCTAAACCTTCTTTTCTTGAGTATATTCAAACTTTGTATAGAGAATTAGATGATTGGCATAATAACGCAATGCAAGATAAGCAATACCAGTTACCTGATCAACGAAGAGATATTGCAGAATATCGTCAGTTAACTCAATTTGCTAAAAACACTAAAGGTATCCATCTTTATAATGGTCTTGTAGTTTTAGAAAGATTAAGTATCGAACCACCTTATCAAAAAGTCAGACACTGGTAAAAGGAAAACTAAATGCACACATTAACAGTTCCTCTAGTTTTTAAGTATAAATGTAAACATTGTAAACAAGAAGCTGGTAAACCTGAGACCACTAAGGAAAACTCAGATTTTCCTGTTTGGCATGATTGTGAAAGTAATGTTTGGAAAAAAGAACCTATAAAAGAAGAAATGAGAAAGGCAGCATAATGGAAATCGACGGACCTTTTAAAACCGCTTTTGATCAGGGTAGTGTAGGGATACTTAGACGAGAATTAACTACTTATAAAAACCGTAATGGAACTTTAGTACGAGAAACAGTTGTTCGTACTTATTCATCAAATGGTGATTATAATGATTCTACTGAAATCGCTATTCTTGAAGGGGGTTCTTGTGTATGAGAGTAAAAGTAGAGCCCAAATATAAAAAGTCTGTAGAAGAGATTGAATGGTATCGTTTATCTGATACTACTATTTGGGCTCAATATGAGACTCTTTGGCGTTGGGGAACCTTTTATATTACTCTTGACGAAGAAGAATATACTCGTTTAGTAGAGGCTTCAAAAGAAGATACTTTTCAGATGGCGACTGAGATAACTGCTTACGAAGACTTTGATTTGCAAGATTGTTGGGACGGAATTAGTTGCGATACAACTATTTATAGCCATAAAGAAAAAGAAAAGGCAAAAGAACTACAAGAAAAACTAGAGAATGAGATTGAAAAAGAGTACTGCTATGACTTTTATGAGTGGTTAGAAAATCACGATTTTGAACCTAGTGGAGATTATGAGGTGTGGATACACGGCCCTCTTGTACTTACTATCGAAGAAACCGGAGATAATTAAATGATATTTGAAAAGATTGAGCATCATAGCGTAAATCTTCATTATAAATATGAAGTCGATGATGAAACACTAATAGAAGTTTTTGGCTCAGTAAGTCGTTTTGAAGAATTGTTAGCTTATCATTGTGATTATACAGGTGCTTCTGGGGTAGGAGACAACCCTGCCACCCCAGAAGAAGAAGAATTATTTATTGATTTTTGTTGTGAATTAGATCCTACTGAGTCTGAAGAAGATTGGTGGTCAGCACGTAAGGGAGGATATGAAGTATCATGGAGTGAGATTGATGATACATAGTTTTGAGGAGCTTGTATTCGAAGATGATCCTTGTGGTGTAGTAAATATTAAACGTGCTATAGCTACTTTTGGAGAATATAAACTTAGTGTTATACTTGAAAATAAAAAGACACTATATGAAGTAGCTATTATTAAAGATAACAATTTTATTCATGTTCCAGGGATACACACTAATACTAAGGATGAAGTGATACCTTATCTTACTCCTGAAAATGTAACTGAAATTATAAAAAAATTACATAATATAGAAGGAGAGAACATATGAATGATGATTGGAAATTACAAGCAAATACCTGGATTGATATAGCATGGTCTTGTATGCTTACCCCGCTTCTTCCAAAGTATCAGTATCATGTTTTAGATCGTTGTCTACGGGGAGCTTCTGATATTATCTCTTGTGAAACTACAGCAGTTCATTCTAATACTGCATCTTTAATTCAGTGGTGTAAAACTTGGTCGTCTGAGGCATTATTTAAGTATCAAGATATAAAAGATGAATTAACAGAAGAGCGTAACGGAAAGCCTCCTACACATCGACAAATTTGCAATGCGCGAGATGATAGAAACAAAAGATGGTTCACTTGCGAACATGAGTATCCTATTATCATTCCAAAAAAAGGTGTGAGAGACTACGGCTGGACACGTTCGCAATTACGTGATTGGATGTGGCGATATTCTCGTGTGACAATCATTCTTAATTCAGAAAATGATAAGCTACTCCCTTTCACTGAAGATATGGAGTTAGCAAGCAAAAGATATACAGATGCTAATATCATAATTTGTAAGCATCCGCACCATTTAGAAAAAGAAGTTGCTTGACAGTTTCTTTTTTATTTGATATTCTATTAAAAAGATGGAGAATTAAATGGAACTAAAAGATTTTTGGAGCGGAGTATTTATAAGTGGTCTTCCTTTATATGGGATTATTGTAGTTCATATACTTAGAGAAATAGGCTGGATACTAGTATGAAAAAACAAGGATATTACTCTATTGGAGATCGTATTTTAACTCGTCATGGAATTGCTCATATCACCGAGATTGAACAAACCACTCCACAAGATCCTAAATATGGTTTTCCAGTATCAGAGATACCTATGAGTTATAAAGGTATGTGGGTTGTCACTATGGATAATGGGCATTGGACTTATGGTAACTCAGTAATGACACATGCAGAGGAGATTTATCATGAATCCAGTAGCGCCATACATTGAGATTTATCCTTTCAAAAATGAATTTAACTCCGCATACCCTAGAGATATGTGGCAAATATTAGAACACGACCCTAGCGGTATTGTAAATGCTAGAACAGCTTTTTCTAGAAAAGAAGCTGAACTTATAAAACACAAATTTCAATCTAAGAATTCAAAATAAACTTGCTTTTTACTTAATTATATGTGATAATTAAACATAATCAGAAAAAAGGAGAATAGGATGACTTTTGACGAGTGGAAAAAAGAAGTAGATGTAGTTTGTATCGGTGCTTTTGGAGTATCTTCAGACGATCTTCCTGATTGTTTGTGGTATGATTACTGGCAAGACAGTATGTCTCCTTCTGAAGCTGTAGAATGTGCGGTAGAAGATGTTTGGGGCTTTGACAATTCTATGTATTATGAGCTGTGGTATGGCTCGGCTGCGGTTGGAGCTGTATGATGACTGATGAACAAGCCTCAAAAATACTAGACGCTGGACGTTTAAAAGAGATTATTGAGCGTCAAGGCACTATCTGGGTTATAGAAACTGTTAATAACTCTATTTGGTCAGATAAGCAGCATCATGTTGCTACAAGCCCTGAAGAACAACGAATTTATGATTTAAGGAGAACAGACTAATGTGGGTTGAATTAGATGACGAACAAACAGACGCTGTAGTAGTTCATTCATTAACAAACTGGATGATTCAATTACTAGATGACGAGGACACTCCAGAACGTTGGGATACTATTATGAATTTATATTGTGCTTTACAATATTACATAACACCAGAACAACTTGATAATATGTTTGAAGAATATCCAGAATTTGCTGAAATGTTTGACGAGGAGGATGAATAATGTATGAAGGTGTAACAATTCCGTGTGGTCTTAAAGTAAAAAATGGTCAAATTGTAACTGAACCACAACATGATTTTGAGGCAATCAAATCTTTTATTCTAAAGATCAATGCTGGGCCAATTCCGCAAACCGTTGCTAAACGCAAGGCTCGCGAAGAAGCATTGAATAAGAAACGCAGATAATCCTATGTCTCTTAGAGACAAACTTAAGAGGGCTTACGCCCTCTTTTTTTATTTTTGGCTCTGGGGGAAGGACTCGAACCTCCACACTATCTCAAGCACACGAGAAACAATCGTGCGTGTCTACCAATTTCACCACCCCAGATTAAGTTATGCTGCCTGGGCTAAAGCCTGTTGCTTTTCTAGTGCAGGAATCATACGTGTAATACCTATGCCTCCTCCTACTCTTTGAAAAAAGTCAAACTCTAAAAACTTTTCTAGTTCTGCTTCGACTCTTTCCTTACCAAATAGTTTGAATAGTAACTCTGCGTACTCCCCGTCTACAATACTATGGAATGTATCGCGCATCATGTCAACATCACAAGAACGTTCTGCTGATCCAATGGTTTCCATACCGCCTAGGATTACATCCATCTTCTTGGCTGTGTTGCCGTCATCGTTTCTAGCCATGTTCCAGAAAGGCGATGTTAGTTCAGGGAAGTTTGTAATAAGTGTTTGACCAAACTCTTTTTCCATTGCAAGTTCGTGTTCTGCTCCCATTTCTGTATCAGCACTTAGTTCAAAGTGTTGTTGCCATTCAGCATAAGTCTTTTCTGTAATGTTACCAAAACCTAAGTATTCGCATAGTTCATACTCCATTGCTTTTAGATCATCTACACTACCTGGCATTTCAAATTCAAACATTGGAAAGATGATATCATGCCTGCCTGGAATTGCGTTAGGTTCTTGCCTATATGATGTGGAGACACAAAAAAAGCCCTTTGAACAGGGCTGGGAAAGCAATTCATGTTCTAGCCACATTTGGCCAGTTTGTGGAAGAGGCCATACTTTGCCTGCATAGTTATATGTTGCTACATTGAATGGATCTTCACATGCAGCAAGGATAGAAAGCCTGTTTTGTGTGTGGACTTCTAAGAATCCTTTTTCCAAAAAAAATGACCTTAAAAGGCCAACAGTTTCAGTAAATTTTGTGGGTGATATTAGTTGTGTCATTTCAATTCCTTTCTTTTGCTGAAAATTTCACTTCAGAAAATTATAGCAAAATAATTAGAATATGTCAATAACTTTTTTAATTTTAAGTTGCTTCGTAGATATAAGCTGCTCCAGAACCACTACCATTCGTGCTATCATTAATTGCCGTTACAATAGCAAACTGACCATCACCACTAAGATCTACTGCAAAACCAAATTTATCACCTGAATTACCGGTTGTGCCTTCAGTAAACTTTTTAACTTCTGACCAAGAAGTTCCAGTTCTTTTATAGAGGTAAGCCGTAGCAGGATAGTTGTAGGTTGTACCAACAAGAGCATATGTTCCATCAGTACTAATAGAAACTTGATACCCAAATGAAGCAGGTGAACTTGCATCTGACGCTGTTAGTTTAGCCTGTTGTGCCCACGAAGTGCCTGATCTTAAAAAGACATAAGCAGCACCAGCTCTGTCTAATGGATCGCCTGCCCCACCATCTTCCCAAGTAGAACCACAAATAGCGTAGTTTCCGTCACCGCTTATATCCGTCCCAAAACCTAGTCTATCTTCAAGTTGAGCATCTGAATGTTGGAAATTGGCTTGTTGTGACCAGCTAGAGCCTGACCTGGTAAAGATATATGCCATACCCACATCTGATGCAGTTGTATCTTCATATGGTGCGCAAGCGACAATATAATCACCATCATCACTAATTCTACAGCTAAAACCAAGTCCGTCACCTGATCCAGCATTAGAAGCTGTTAATTTTTGTTGTTGTGACCACGTAGAACCAGATCTTGTGAAAACATATACTGCCCCTAAGTTGTTTAGTGTATCATATGGCGCACTAATTGCAACATATGAACCATCAGCATTTAGATCAACATTATACCCAAATTGAGCACCTTCATAAGCATCTGACGCCGTTAATTTTTGTTGTTGGGACCAAGAAGTGCCTGATCTTACAAAAATGTAGACAGCACCATGATTATCATTTCCAGATCCTGTACCCCCATACTGAGAACCAACAACAGCATAAGTTCCGTCTTGACTTATTGATACATCTATACCAAATTTATCATTTGATGCCGCATCAGATGCAGTTAATTTAGCTTGTTGAGTCCAAGTAGAACCAGATCTGACATAGACATAAGCAGCACCAGCACCAGATATTGGGTCACCTGCACCTCCATCTTCTTCAGTTGTACCAACAATAGCATATTGACCATCTTTACTTAGTCGGCAAACAGAGCCAAAAGTATCAGATGCCTGTCCATCTGATGCACGTATAACGCTTTCTGTAGGAGTGTTAGTCCAGTCAAACGAGGCAGCTCCGCTAGAAATGTAAACATTAGACTGAAAAAAAGTGTTACTGACATAAGCATTTGCACCATCATATAAAAATAGACGGTTCTGCTCTATATCAATCACTATTTCACCATTAGCGCCTGGATATGTATTTGCTTTATTATATGAAGCGGCTCTTGCCCATTTAATTACTGCCATTTCTTATGTCCTCTTATAAGTGGTGTTGTATTTATACTTGTGTTGATGAAATCGACCATCTAGCTATTACCATTTCAGCTTGATCGGAAACAGTAGATTCAGATGAAAATGGGAATTTGTATATCTCATCTTTGGCAGTGTTTGCAGGTCTTACAACCCCTCCTGCTACGTAACCATCAGTTGTACTAGAAAATCCTGTCGCTTGTTGTCTTGTTTGTGCCAATTGTCCTACGTCAGTAGCATCTGTGTCTGAAGCAAATAAGAACTTTTGAATGTTGTCATGTTCTTGTAAAGCAGGGTTTGGAGTTGACGCGCTGTTGTTATACGCAGGCGCTCCACCCACTGCATAACCTGCTGTTTCTCCAGATACACCACTCGCATAATAACCTGGCCACGTTAATCCTCCAACAATTATAGAGGCGTCTGATGAGAAAGGATTTCTCAGTATTCCAAAATATCCTGCAAAAGGTGTGTTTGGTTGATAGCCTCCAGCTTTGTACCTATTTTGAGTAGAAGTAGCACCTGCGGATAACATGGTTGAAGTTATTTGAAGTGGGCTAGGAGTATACTGTCTAGCCATATCATCTGTAAAGGTAGCTGCATCAGTATCAGAAGAAAAAGGCATTTTTATCTCACCCGAACCTCTACCCCAATACGCATATCCTGTACTTAAAGACTGAAAACCTGTCATATGTTGTTGATTTACCGTTGGTGAAGGCATTGTAGGACTAGGATCTAAAGTTTGTACAAAAGACCCATTTGAATCTGAAGAAAAAGGATGTCTATCTATATTAGCGTTATAGCTACCATAAGGATTAGTTCTAAAACCTCCTTGAACATATCCATTCGTATCAGAAGAAGCTCCTCCAGCTGCTACTACTTGCCCAGCCATACTGCCAATTCCAGATGCTGGACTTCCAGAACTAAATCCAAACTTCTGTATTTGGTTACTACCACTTAACAGTGGATAAGCACTAACGCCTCCAATTATATACCCAGAAGTACTACCCTGAAAAGGACTATCACCAGCAGGAGCAGCAGGTACTCCTGCAAAAGTATAAAAAACGTTTGCAGTATTTGTCCAGAAATAAATATTGCCTGTGTCTGAGTTAAGGGCAATCTCCCCAGATTGTCCAGCATAGTTTGCGAGTGATGAAGTGTTTCCACGTAATACTTTAATTTTTGGCATCTTTTATCCTTTTATACTTCATAAATGTATGCAGCACCTGCACCACTGTTTGGGTCACCTGAACCACCATCTTCTTGCCAAGCACCTGTAACCATTTTAGAACCGTCTGCGTTCATTGAGACTCCATAACCACCAAATTGATCATTGGCTTGTGCGTCAGATGCTGTTATCTTTTTTACTTCCGTCCAAGTTGTATCATCTCTTTCAAACACATACGCTGCACCAGCATTAGCTAAAGGATCACCGTCACCGCCATCTTCTAAACGTGTAGTAACAGTAACAAACTTGCCATCATGACTTATCGCCACACCTAGTCCAAGCTGATCACTAGACACACCATCTGAGGCTGTTAAAGTACTTTGTAATGCCCAGCTTGTTCCTGTTCTTAAATATACATAAGCAGCACCTGCTGTGCTTTCTGCTTGTGTGGCACCTATAACAGCATAAAGTCCATCTCCTGAAATATCCACGCTGTAACCAAAGTTAGCTCCAGATCCTCCTGATTGAATTTTAGCTTGTTGAGCCCATGAAGTGCCTGTTCTTAAATAGATGTAGGCTGCTCCAGAATTCGATCCGCCAGTGTCTTCGCCAATCGCACCTACAATAGCATAAAGTCCGTCTCCTGAAATTGCACTTGACCAACCAAATTGATCAACTGCTTGTGCATCTGAAGCTGTTATCTTAGCTTGTTGCGCCCATGACGTCCCAGTTCTTAAAAAGATGTATGCAGCACCTACATACGTATCTGAACCAACGTATTTCTTATAAGCACCAACAAGTGCGTAAGTTCCATCATCTGAAAGACTCACTGATGAACCAAATTTATCTTGTTGGGCTCTATCTGAGGGAGTAAGTTTTGCTTGTTGCGCCCATGACGATCCAGTTCTTAAAAAGATGTACGCAGCTCCATAATCTAAGTTATTATAGTTGAACCCAGAAGTCTCAGTTTCGTCTTCTGAGTTTCCGACAATTACGTATAAAGCATCTTTCGAAATATCAAGACGTTTACCAAACGCATCACCTACACCAGTATCTGATTGTTGTAGTTTTGCTTGTTGTGACCAGCTACTTCCTGAATAGTTAAAGATATAGGCATTACCATAAGATCCTTGACCGTATGCGCCGATTGCGACATAGTCTCCATCACCTGAAATAGATGCCCATGAACCAAAATAACCATTTGATTCTGGAGAGTCTGCATATAGAATAGTTTCTGTAACCGTACCAGACCATGTAATTGTAGGTGTTGATGAAACAGGAGTAGGAAAGACGTAGCTAAATCCGCTTGAGTACATTTGAATTGACGAACGGCCACCGGCAGTATATCCGTCGTGTACTCGTAATCTATTAGTGACATAGTCCCACTGTAGTTCTCCATTTGAAAGAACTAGGGCAGCATTTCCACTTTTTTCAACAACTAATCTTTTACTCATATCGCCTCCATTTATCTACTACTTTATCATACATCTTATAGTCTGTCCAATCTTCTTTTTAAAATTACTCCACAGCAGGCGTCGCGTTTGATCTACGATCAAATCAACAGTGCCAGTCTTAAAAATTGAAAATGCACTACTACACGAAGTGTTTTTAACTGCATTTGCCGTAGCATTATATGCAATATCATCTTTTAACTATTGCACAAATATTTGAAATCTGTTACTCTACTATTGGGTGTTGTGAAAATGAAGTAGGAATTGCACTAGTTGAACGCGAGAGTGCGGAGCTTTCATCTATGATCCCTATGTTCACACTATATTTCATCGCGTTATTGGAACTGCCCAAGGCAAAGAATTTGCATCTATGTAGTTCCAACGCGAGATGCACGAAGTGCATACTCGATGAACTAGTTGCAATGATGATGAATCTTCACGCGGAGCGTCTACATATTATTATTGGGATATTAAATATATATACCTTAACCTCAAAGCCGACGAAGGAGGCTTTAGATGATTATCCCAATGATCAATCAAAACAACCGCGAACGGAGTTCGCAATCGTGGCGCAGCGTGCAAGTTCGACGTTTATTATTTTGGTGTTGAGGGTGCAAGAATTATCATTTTTTAACTTGTTCTCTACTAGTAAAAACTGCCGTTTTTTATGTTTTAATTCATCTTTTTGATGTTTTTTACCAAATAACCCTTTTTTTTACAAGATAAGGCTGCGTGCGCACGAAGTGCGCCCACAATGCACTTGCATATGGGTTTTTTATATGCTATGATAAAAGGGTGAGGTGGGAGGGATAGACTATGACTGCTATGGGGAATATATGACTTGCTAAAATAAGACTTCGTCTTTTTTAGAGCGCACGTAGTGCGCGAGCGGTTAAAAAAAAGAGGAGAGACAAAGTCTCCCCTCAGTTCCCCCTTATTGGGCTACTACGCCCATCAGACGCACAAGTGCATCTTTAGTAGCACCTTCAAAGCCTACTACGTCGAAGCCAGTAGCTTCGAGATCGCGCAAGAGTTCCTTCTTCGTAGGACCATCTTGCTTACGCGCAGCGACTTTAGGTTGCGCTACATACACGCCCTCACGGACGAGTTTCGAACGTACAGAACGCACGCTCTTTTCAATAGACGCAGCGATCTCATCAATCTCTACGCCGTTCTGGTACTGCTCAACAATCGCAGCAGTCATTTCTGCAGTATAGTTTACTGCCTTTTGTGTATCAGCCATATTACATCTCCTTACAGCTATCTCTTCGGTGGGAACAGTCGTGAGGCGTTCCCTTCCCTCATTCTCTATATATAATATATCAAAACTTTTAGCAAAGAGCAAGAGAAAAATTGCATTGATCTGTGTGTGCTTTTTTCTAGAATATCTCGCTTCTTTCTTCATTTGTTATATAGAGAGTAACATATTGGAGACGAGATTGCAAGAACTAAATGACCGCACTGCCGTGCGACGCTAGATCGAATAATTTTATAGGGACTACACATTTAGTTGCGCTGTCGTTCATTTTTTACTTGACAACGAGGGGGGACTTGTGGTAAGATGGCGGCGCGTTAGGAACCATTCGAGAAAATACTTCGAAGATTTACTACTTAGGGCGGTGCATATAGGACTTCACTTTATTTGGACACGTACTAGCATTTGCGTTGACTTTTTACTTGACAATCGTCGAACTACTACTGGCGCAGGTAGGCACTGCTTTTAAGATGTTGGATGAAGAATGGACGCTAAGTAAAAATCAAGGATTAACATTGGTGGGGAAGTAGTTGAATTCATTTCATTTTGTTGGTTTAACAACACCATCTGAAGCATTGTTTTCCTTGACTATTTGGGCCCCGGGCCCCTGCTAACCTCTTGATTATCCTTGATAAATCGTAAGTTGTAGCGAGTTGCCAACATCAGAGCGTGAATAGTTTAAGCCAATCTGCGACTGTTGTTCAGTAGTTTCATAAGGACAAGACTTAACCCCACAAGGCCAAATTATAGGTTGGCCGTTGTTAGTATCCCAGCAGTTGATGCCGCATATCGTGCAGGTTCCAGTTTTATTTCCAAAAGTTTGTTTAGCCATTAGCGAACGCAACCTCCATGTGATTGTTAGATTTGACAGCATCGCGAGCTATGATGCCAATTTTAGCAACCTCTCGCAACACCTCTTGATTATCGTCAAACATAATCTTTTTATGATTTTGCCAACGAGTTGAGAAAAATTCCTCAAGCATTTCTCTTTTAAGTTGACCGTCTGGACGAGTATCGCCTTTAGGTCTAGAGAGTGTGAATTTACAGCCTAGAGCATGTTTTGCAAAAAACCGTTTATCTGCCTCTGTTAGAGTTCTAGCAGTGCAAACCAGCATTGGGGTATGTCTACGTTTTAGAAACCTAAACAGACGAGCAAGTGGAAGCAATGTATCTTTTTCGATATTATCCCATGTTGCAAGGCGAAACCACTCATTCAAGATTAGCTTTCCTTGCTTATCGCGAGGGGTGCGATGTTCAGAGTCGATAATTGTTCCATCTAAATCGAATATAAAAACTGTGTTCAAGATTTTCTCCTTATTTGTTATTCTTATATATAGTTATACAGTAAAAATAACCAGATTGCAAGCACAAAATGGACTCTGGACG